GAAGCGAAAGCTACAGCTCACAATCCTATTCTGCCTGCTTTACGTCAAGCTCATGGGCGTGCTCGTGATGGTCAAATTCCGGTGGTGATCTGGCGACCTAATGGGTTCGGTCCAGCGAACGTCGCTGACTGGGTTGTTGCAACAAGAGTAAGCACGTTCTTCGGCCCGCTCGCTTTCCGAGCGGACTACTTTAAGGAGCTACCATGATCACACTGCTGTTGTTCTTGTATTTCGTGGCGACACTGGTATACGGGATTTACCTGTTTAATGACTGATGTTCAACTGGATCTCGGGTTGATCTTAGATCATTACGGGATCGATTACCGTGCGGATCGGGGTGGAGAGCAGGGCATCCGTTGCCCGGTCCATGAGGACCGGGTAGCCTCTGCCTCCTTGAATTTGGACAAGCAACTATTCAATTGCCACGCGTGTGGCAAGCGAGGAGATGCGTTGACTGTTATTATGGAAAGAGAAGGGGTCGAGTATGCGACCGCTCTCGAAAAGTATGAAACGATCACTGGAACTAGCGTCACTAAGGTACGCGGAGCAGTTAACTCTTCCGCTGCCGGGAGATTGTCCGGCCCTAAACTACCTGCTGGACAGGGGTATAAGCCTAGGGTCAATCGGAAGCTTCCGCCTGGGGTTCGTAAGCGAACCGATTTCGGGGCATGAACAGTACACGGGATGCATTAGCATCCCTAGCCTTGGCCCATCTGGTGTGTACGGGCTGCGGTTTAGAAGTCTCCGAGCTGACGGACCAAAGTACTTGGGGCTTAGTGGCGCACCAACTCGCCTGTTCAACATCCGGGATATCCACTCAGCTAGTGACACGATTTGTATCACCGAAGGTGAATTAGATGCGGTCATCCTGTCTCAGTGTGGCCTGAAGGCCATTGGGGTAAGCGGTGCTAACTCGTGGAAAAGGCATCATCCGAGGATGATGGCTGGTTTTGAGAAGGTGTACATTTTTGGTGATGGTGATAAGGCAGGCACAGAGTTTGCGAAACAAGTGAACGCTTCTTTGGACAACGGCGTCAGGGTCGCCTTGCCAGAGAATATGGACGTGAACGATTTTTATTTGAAAAATGGGGTATCGGCCCTGTTGGGCCTCATGTCAGAAATGAATTAGTGGTTTCCCTAAAAAAAATCCGAGGTAAATTTGTCATGATTAGTCTAGATACTGTTGTTAAGCAGGTTTTCCCACAGATCACCACAAGCCCCAAGGGCTTGGTCAAGGGTTACTTTGTCGACGGAGAGCTATGGCTCTCCTGGGAGAAGGTGAAGCCTGACGGGTCCTACGAGGACGCTATCACCTGGAAATTCGTTCACGCGTAATGGTCCAGCCGGAATGGACATCCGTCCGCACAGAAGACTACCTACGCCTCCTCAGTTCAGAACGCCAATTACGCGCCCTGGAAGACATGGGCGTCGACAACTGGGATGGGTACGACGATATCGATTGGGCGAGGATCGATGAGCCTACATGGGACTATTGAAATCAACACTGCACTCATCGGAACCTATGTAATTCGTCGCACAGAGCCACTCAATGACTACCTTGAAGAACACCATTACGAGTGGGCTGTGACCATCAATGATCAGGAAATCCACGGCGAGTGTTATCACCGTTATGAGGAGGGCGCGATCGTCCTTATCTCTAAGGTGATGCGGGAGGCAGCAGATGAGCACATCAGAATGGGAGGCACCTCCCGTTCCCCCGGATGGGTACGAGGAACAAAACCTCATGTATTGCATTCTCTGCCAGGGTGAATGCATTCTGACAGATTTCTTCTCAGGTAAAAACGACTGCGAATGAAACCACGGGGAATTGAAGTAACACTCAGTGCGGACCAGGAATATATTTATATCCATACTGGCATCAACTGCAACGATTGCGGTGGGGACCATTGCCTTTGGGATGTAGAGGAGGAGGATGAGACTTCACCTTGACTTCGGCTACTTCTGCTGGCAGCTCATCTCCGTTGTTCAACACAATCTTGAACACGACGAGGAATCTGGAGCAGACGTGCATGATATCGGATCGGAGAGCCGAATTATTGGTTTCGGCCCTAACAATGATGAAGAAGGAGATTGAAATGGGAGTTTTTGATTCGTATGCGGCGGCGTGGGGAGTCTCCGGAGACTACTACGCGACCGGTCGACCGCTGGACTTGAGCCCCGGATCGGAGATCCGTATTCGCGTTCCTCAGGTAAAGACCGTGAAGGCACCGAAGTATTACCGGATCGAAAACAAGGTGTTCACCGTGTCTAACGCTGACACGACAGCGCTCACTCAGTTCGCGGTGTTGTCGACCGCGAATGAGGCGAAGGAATTCGTGAAGAGGAACAACATCTGATGACCTTCGATCGGGCACTACTTCACCTACGGACACATAAGAAGGTAGCCCGCGATGGTTGGAACGGAACCGGAATGTGGGTTGAACTTCAGACACCCGATACCCATTCCAAGATGACTCTTCCGTACCTTTTTATGAAAACCGCTCAGGATCACCTGATTCCATGGGTTGCATCTCATTCCGACCTTCTAGCAGGGGATTGGGTAGTGGTCGAGTAGCATGACGGTCTATATCCCAGTCGTCAGTGATGTTCAGGCCCCACTGCACGACCCAAAGGCAGTCTCGGCGGTCTGCACATTACTGGCTGACCGGGATTTAGACTCCGTATCCGTCGGAGACCTCTCAGACAGCACCCAAATAGGGCAATGGGTGAGAGGAAAATCTGGGGAGCATGATGGTAACCTCGGAAGGCATCGTGACATTGCCGTCCGATTAATGCTTGATCTTCGGATTAAGCATATTTCGAGGAGTAACCATGACCAGAGGCTCGAGAGGTACATCCAAGACCACGCTGGTGGTCTTGCTGGATTGCCCGAATTGCGGACAGAAGCGTTTCTCCGTCTCGACGAACACGGCGTCACCTACCATCGGAAGCCTTTTAAGCTCGCTCCCGGCTGGCTTCTCATGCATGGTGACGAAGGGTCACTCAGCCAGAATCCGGGTGTTACCGCACTCAATCTTGCGAAAAAGTCCTTTAAGTCGGTGGTCTGTGGTCACACCCACAGACTGGGCCTCACGCACGCGCATGGAACGTATTCGGGACTGGTTCAGTCCCACCTTTGGGGGCTTGAGGTAGGCCACTTAATGGACATGCGTCAAGCTACCTACCTGAAAGGTGGCATGGGGCATTGGCAACCCGGCATAGGGATGCTCATCGTTGACGGTAAAGATGTGATCCCTATGCCGTTGCCCTACATCAACGGGAAAATCTATTTTGATGGGAAGGTTTACCGTGGTTGAGCCGGTGCTCGTACCACGGTACGTAGTGCAGAACAAAGCTGAACTTGTCTGCCGCAAGTACCGGAGGTACATAGAATTCGAGGATGTGGAACAAATCGGGGAGCTGTGGATGCTGGAGCATCCGGAGAAACTCACAGAGTACATGGAGATGGAAGAGCCTCGCCTCGCGGCGTGGCGACTCGGGCAGGACCTATGGCGGGCTATGGAACGGTACGCCCGGAAAGAACGAGCCCACGCTGTTGGTTACAAATCAGAAGATGAAGAGTTCTACACTGAGGGGATGATCAAACTCATCCTTCCCAGGGTCCTCAATGGTGTTATCGAACCTGATGTGAGGGCACGTGAGGAGATTAAGGCACCGAAGGACCCAGCTGAGGGCGGGGATTACCTAGCTAGCTACCTGGATGTGCAGCGTGCGTGGCGGTTGGCGTCGTTGGCGGCAATGGAAAGAGGTGTCCTGGAGTACACGTACATTCATGGTCTCTCACAGGAGGCCATAGGATCGGTTCTGGGGCTCTCGCAGCCCACCGTGTCACGAGCGTACGACAGGGGCATTCGGAAGCTTCAGAGGTACCTTGGAGGGGCTAAGCCGGGTGATTGCCCATACTCGTGTGAGTGCCATGAAGGGAAACTCAGGGTTCGCCCCGGTACGCGGGGCAACGACAGTGGGAAACATCAACTCATAGGATGATGATGAAGAACATTACGGTGGACAAGGCTCAGTTGCTGGCACAGGTTCGGGAGAACCTCGACATGCATGTCCGGGAATACAGCGAAGCTGTTGTCGGTTGGCGGCAGGCTGTTTTCGATAAACTGTCTGAGCTCACACAGCTCCACGGGGCAGGCGAGAGCATCAACCTGTACCTGGGTTCGGAATTCAGTAAACCGCAGTCGTATGCGAAGTCGTACATGCGGGCTATTGAAATGCTGAAGTGGGACACCAGTTCCACTGTGACGTTGGATGAGAAAACATTCCAGCAGTTAGTGCAGGACGACTGGGAATGGTCAAGCCAATTCAAGTATTCCAGTTCCCAATACATGTCTTCTGCTTCCGCCGATGATGACGACAATTTTTAGGTGAAACACAGAGAGCCCCCACCGGATGGTGGGGGCTCTCTTCTTGTTTACGGATGCTCCGTCATTTCTCGCATACCCCCACTAGCACGATCGTGGTGAGAATACCCAGGACCATCAGCAGGCAACCAAGATTGTCACCAATCTCAGTCTTCCCATGATCGCACCCGTTCAGTTTGCAGGCGTGACCGTAATAGTTCTGATCCTTCCCTGGATCAGAACCGAACAGGACCTTGATGATAGCCCACAGGTCCTTAATCATTGTTGTCTGCCCATCGGGCGGACTGCCAGTCTTCGCTGATTCGCGGAGCAGCTCTTCGAGGGTTACCGTCCTGGTCCGTGTCGCAGCGTGCCTCCCGTCCTTCATAGTCGGCGCTCCTCTCCTTCATAATCGTTGCGCTGGCTTCGATGAATCGGGGATCCCCGGGCTGCCTGAAATGGAACCGGCACCCACACTCAGCCAACGCACATTTGAAATACAGGCACGTCTCGTTGGTGGTCCCCTCCGGGCATGGTGTCCACCATGGTTCATGCGGGCACGGATCCATACTGGTCTTAAGGAAATTCCGGAACCCGAATTCTGGGGTTTCGTCGATTCCCTCTAACCAGGGTGTTGCTTTTACCGCATGGTAGAACGTTTCCTCAGTCCGCTTACGCGGGCGCCGTTTGAAAAGGTCAATGATCGCCATCGTCTTACCCCAATCCGATGCTCTTGTAGTATTTCGCCCAGAACAGCAAGTATTCTTTCATCGTGCAGTCCTCGAACGTTAAAGGGGCCCCGTCGGGGCCCCTTACTACCATCTGTATTACCTCTAGCGCTGCTTGTACCTTCTGCTGCGCGGCAGCGGCACGTTGCTGCGCATCATCGATTTCCTTCTGTACTCTGGCCCGGTCCTCGTCCTTACTTGACCCCTTGACTAGCACCGTGATGATAGTTTTTGTTCCCAGGTCCAGCACTACTCCGGCTTCGCGTCCCCAATGGATGATCCCGTCTCGTCCCTTAATATCAGGCAGAGTATAAGCGGGATGGAGGACCGCCTCTTTAACCATCTCGAGAGTTATCTTCCGGTCTTCCATTTGAGACACTGCATGATTCGAGAAACCAAACTCGCCAACCTTGAAGCGCGCATTTCTCAGAAGAGGGGCTGTGGTCATGCTGACACATCCTGGTCTAATAGTTCATGGACAATACGAGTGGCGGCACCGACAAGAAAAACAACAACAAGGGCTTTTATTATCGGTGAGTATTCCCCGGACATTTGCATAGCGGTTGCTTTCAGGCAACCAGCTAACCAGTTCAGCGACCACCACCGGAACGCGGTTTCCCGGCTGATCCGCCGCGTGTATTCGAGGATGATCACCACCGGTAGAGTGGTGAGAATAAACATGGTGGTGGCAGCTACAATGAACTCGTTCATGCGTCTAGCTCCTGAGCTAGTTCGGTCCAATACTGTTTCGCGGCGTCCCATTGTGTTGACGGCCAATGCTCCGTGATAGCCATGCTGATTTGCATGGCCCGATTGTTTCTTCCATTTCCGAAAACCAACTTTTCCTGGAAGTCAATCCCCAGCAACAGGAAGTCACCTGTTTTGACTTGTTCATCTAGGTCCAGTTGGACCTGTGCGAGTGCCGCCCATTTGGGAATGTCATGCTCCTCGGGGCAGTCGCACAGATTTTTGATGTGTTCCAGCGCGGTCCCCGCTAGGTTCCGGTGGTCCAGGATCTGAAACGGGTCACCCTCCGTTATCCTCGAAATGAACACATCCATGTCCGAATGGTTGTCGTTGCCACATCCAGTGCACACGCTGTCTCTCCTCTGTAAGGGCGCGATGTACCACAGTGGCAACCATGGTACATCGCGCCAGGTAACGGTGTCTATCTCTCCGTTAACACACAATTACACCGGTTGGTGTAATCCGGTTTACCGAACTGCGGGAACACTGTGCCGACCAGGCACCCACGGTCGAACCTCTTCGGCCAGTTATGAGCGAGCTTAGGATGCCCGCACAGGGCACAGATCTGCGATGGCAGAGGTGGGGTCGCATCCAGGTCCAAAAGGGCCGGAGCGTGCAACCTCGCGACGAACACACCACTGCCGAGAGTCCTTGCCCAACCGTTCGCCAGCCTGACAGCAGTCGACTTGTGGTAAACGGGCCCAAACGGGGAAGTGATGGAATCACCGAACTTGATACCAACACCCCATGAGTCCCGCTTCGTGAGGAAACCCTCCACCGTGGTTGCGACCGTTTTCAAATAGGCGTCCTCGTCAGCGAATTCCTGACCAATGAGTTCGCGGAGGGTCTCCAGTTCACCCTTGTGAAGGATCATCGCGCGGGCAGTGCTCTGATCAGATCACCAAGTTCCCGACGATCGATGATCAACCGGTCCGAGATGTAATGAAGAGGAACCCATGGTGGGTTAACCCCACCATGATGCCGGTACCGGGGAGGCAGCAACCAGTTACGTCGCTGTCTCGCCGACGGATTCACGGTGGGAGTCCGTTGGTTCAGTTTCCCCCAGTTCATGATCCGCCTAGGGAGGATCCCTGTCTCACCATCGTATTCTTTGAACAGCAAGTCCCCGGCTGTATCCTCGTCCGGGCCTCCTGGTGTCCATAACAAGCCAGCACTTCTGATATTTGGGTCGGGAATCACGCCCTCGCTGACTCCCAGCTCACAGAGGAGCCCCAGCGGGCAATAACGGAATACTCCGTCAATCCTCGCGGAGAGGAAACCCTTACCCAACGGGTAAAAATCATCCTCAACAATGTCAGCCCATGAATCACGGACAGCCTTGTCCATGGGCTCATGTTTAATCACGGTAGCCTCCTCGTATGTGCACTGGCATGTTTAGAGCCGCGCGGACCGCGTCCCCTTGACTGGTGGGATCAACCAGGACACCGGCGATAACCCCTCTAGCGGCTGGCTCCTCGACATGAACATTTATGGTCCCTAAAAGGACCTGGCATTGTTCGAGTACCTCACAACTGCGGCACGCTTCAGCGGCCACAGCAACCCGTTTAGCATAATGCGTATTAGCGGCACGCCTAATCAGACGCGGTCTCCCGCGTTCCGTGTTCCCTTCCTGATGAGTGCGTGTACCAAAAAGGTCAGGGTTTTCCATGCACGGGGTAACATATGGGATAGGTTTAAGATGTCGTACTCTGAAAATTTCAGCGTTCGCTTGAGTGAACGCTGAGTGTATCTCCCAGGAACCAGACCCACTAACGTAAGCTGTCCTTCCCGGGGCCGAGAGGACCAGACGGCCCGGAATCATTTTCACTTATCACCCTTTTCCTGGTTATCACGCGTGTCTGCATGATAGGAAACAATCCCTACCCTCCCCTCTCATCAGGGTAGGGATTGCAACCTAACGCCCAGACAGGAGTTCGCGGTTCTTAGCGGACGCCAGCGGGTACTCTCTCCCATCTGGTACGAACTCACCGGAATCACGGGCATCCCGGTACATCTCAGCCAACACTTCGGGGATGTTCGCTGGGTGGAACTTCACCCCTACGGTCTTGGCGAAGGGTCCGATCCCAGGGTAGACCACCCACCGACCGGACCGGTTAAACAACCCATACTGGTGGTCGGGGTTTTCCTGTGGTCCCTCCTCGAACCGTACTTGTGCCCGCTCTATAGCGGCCTGCCCTTTTGAGGGGACGGCCACGACGGGGGATTGTTCTTCCTCAACAGCATCAAACCACGGGTTCATGACAGCCCTTAATGCGTCGTAGTTCTCATCTCCTAAATCGAACTTCTGGGTTCGCCCGTCGAAAGCAAGCAGCACACGGTGGTGTGTTGCTTCCACTAGTTCGCCCCTGGCGAACGCAATATCATCGACGGTACGTGAAACCTTAGCCATGGGGTGGGTCCTCCAGTGTGTAGTGGTCAAACAGTTGCTTCGCGAGCTGCCAAGCCTTAGCGACGGCCCACAACGCGACTATGACAACCGCAATGGGGGGAACCGTGAAAAGGAAAAACAGCATAACGATAATGGCGAATATTTCCATTATCCGCTCCTCATTTTTTTCCGAATGTAATAGGTTGCTTCCTCGTAGAGGAAGGCTAAAAACATGACTCCGAGAAGCAACCAGCGGAGGACGGTACCGATGACAGCGATCACCAAAGGTATACCGAGAACGATAACAATAAAACCGACGAAGAACCCTAGAATGGGGTTCATGCTTTCGCACGGGTCCGCTGGCGTGGGGTACGGACCCGCTTCGGTGCTGGGGGTTCCTCGGGCAGGTGAATGATGACTGGTGGGCGCAAATCTTTCCCACCCTCGGCGACAATCCAATCCATATCAGCCTCGGTCAGAGTGTCCTGCCTGGCATACATTTCCTGGATCCGGGATTTGATCCTCCCTGTGGGTGCCACAGTGAGGCCCACGAGGCGGGACCAATCCCTGATCTGCTCCAGCAGATCAGCATGCGCCTTCTTCTCTTCAGGAGTCATCTGAGATGACCCCTTCTTCGCGGGCCGGATCGCTGCGGACAGTGCCGTCCTCGATTTCTCAATAAACGGTATGAGAACAGCAGCGAAAGCAGCACGGTTGTTCTCCGACAGGTCAATCTCGTACGCTTTACCAGCGAAAGCGAACGACACCGTTCCGGCCGCGTCAGTGCCGTCGATGTCGTCGATCAACTGAATCTGGCGTCTCTGTACCATTTTCTAGCTCCCTGTGGTAGTCGGCTGGGTCAAGTCCCTGGATGGTAACCCGTGGGGCACGGCGTGTGACCCACCCATACGGGGGAGCCACCACCGAACCCTACGGGGGATCTTCGAGGGTTTCGTAGTCCTCTGGTGTGGCACGCCTGCTACCAGGCGGCAACTCTGGTACCGGATTTTCGCCCACCACGGGCCAACCAGGTCCGTCCTTAACCAGTGCAAGGGGCGGATTCAGCGCCCGTGCTGCGGCCTGGTCACCAGCATTCGCGCGGCGCGTCAACCGCGCATACGTGTGAGCGCCACGGGCGCGACCATTAGCCGGTTGGATCGGCTCGGCCGGATGGTAATTCTTCGGGCGTGGCCCCCCATAGTACAACCACATGCCCATCTGATAAATACCATCAGCGAATTCCTCGCCTCTATCAGTATCCATCCTAACTTCAGACATGAGTTGTTCTATTTCTTCATTAGTGCGGCGAGTAAACACTAATCACCCCTCTTGAAAAACTTGACCAGGACGCGGATAGCTTTACGCATGAGAAGCCATGCGCCACCGTAAACGATGATACCGATGATGATGGTCAGTAGACCATCGATGAGGAATGCCATTAGTCGGTCGTGCCCCTTTCAGTGGTTGGTTTCATTGCTCTGCGCAACGACGGAAACGCTCACACTTTCGGGTGAGCGCAACCGACATCATTCAACAGATCATCCTACCTGCCTGACATCCACGCTAGAGATATGCGCACCGGGGCAACTTGCCCGCATGATCAGGAGCGCTCTTTCGTTAGACATCTCGGCACTAGTAATAGTGCTGGAGTTGTTGTGTGTCGGACAATCCACATCAACATGTGCCGAGAACGGCCTTTCGATCCGCGTCTGATCGAGTATTACCTTCGGATCGAAGCCTGCCACTTGTTCAGTGGTTGGCAGCCGGTCAAAAAATGCGCTGATTCGTACGACTCCCATCGCCATTACTTACCCTTCCTCTCCTGTTGCTTCGGCAATGATACGTGCCTGATCAGCCCGAAACGGAGGGTTGCGCACGTCCCGCAACGTCTCCAGCTCCACCAAAAGCTCTTGAACCGCCGTCTTCAGTGCCTCATCCCCACGATAGCGGTAGAACCCTGCAAGAGCCCGAATAGACTGCGGTGAACACTCGTCCGCCAGGGCACCCATACGGGCCTTACGGGCCCGCTCAGCAGCATCCAACGCCGCTGTAGCCGCTGTGATCCGATCCCAAGCGGTCCGCTTGTTGTAACACCCATGCAACGACAGACCATCAGGTGCTTCCCGTTGACCTTCCGCGTTAAGGAACATCACCTTGACAGTGCTTCCCATGTCCGCTGCCTCCCATCCGAGTAAGACACCTTCTGGAATGATGCCCGCTGCCCTAGCGGCACGCTGAAAACCAGCAATAGCATTGCTGACATCCTGCGACGTAATATGTTTACCCATCCCTACACTCTCCCCTTTTTACTTGTTGAGTCCTGATTAACTCCGGCAAAGCAGAACAACTAATAAAAGTTGTTCTGCTTCACTGCAAACAATCAGAGCTTGAACGCCGATGTTTCCGTGACAATCCGATCCGACCGGCGGATAGCCGGACGCCTACCCTCCAATGCTAGGGCACGCAACTGGTTGTAATAGTCGTCCGCCTGTTCCAGTTCACCATCGGCCAGAGCAACCAGGAATAGGCGGAGTAACCGGTCCGGGGTCATGCGCAGTCACAATCAGCGGCGTCACGATCGCAGCAGGGGACCTTGACCGGACCGAACACCTGTTCCGCTTCATCGACAGGCTTCAGTAACTCCTGAATTTCCGCCATGTTCGCGTTCAACGCGTACGCACCTTCGAGGTGATCCGCTGACATATCAATCGGCAAACCTGCCTCGTACCGCCGGTAATACGTCTTGTAACCCTCCCATACACGGGTGGGGTACCGTTCGGTCAACTCAGCAATCAGAGCGGCGAAACCCTGAGCGTGCATCACGCTCTGATTCACTAACGGATTCGCTTCTTGCGCGCCGAACATGTAAAACATGGCACGGTCGTAACTCTCGGATCCGAGAGACGCCCACGCATGATAAAGGCGCGGTGAGTACTTGACCATAATATTTCTCCCCTTTTTAATTCGTGGTTGATCGTCAATCCGGTTGATCGACTTAAGCCAACGTTCCGGGCCCTGAAGCCCGGAAGATGACTTGAACCGGTCAACCCCTGTGAGCCGTTCTACGGCTCGAACACAGCCACCGTGTAGCACTGCCCTAGGTGAGTGTCCGTTGGACCGTCCACGTGGACGCTACCCACGTCCCTAGGGTCACCATGCATGAACGTGTGAGCGTCAACGTAGCGGGCATCAACCGCTTCCTTATCATGGTCAAGGTCGTATTCCCCCGTCCAATCCGAGTCAAGCTCACCCACAAGATACGCCCAAGCCTCGGGGATGGTATCGAACACTGGCGGGTCATCATCCATCGGCAAATACCCGGGCTGATTGACGGTCGCAAGATATTGGGTCATGACTCTTTTCTCCTCTATCAGGAATTGTTGCTTGGGTGCCAATCCCAGACCCGAACAGTCCGGGTCTCGGTTGTCCGCTCACGCGATAACCCGCCCGATGGCGTGATATCACGCACCCATGTCATTGTCTCATTGGTTGATCGCAGCTCAGAGAATGACGTGTGAATCGTGCCCGGACCATGCCCCGACCACGGATGCCCCTCGCGTCCACCGAACATGATCCGACCCCCGTAAGGGTGAGCATCGGGAATCATGTCGATGAATCCCAGTGAACCAACAGGCGCTGAATGATTGGCCCACCCCCATGGGGACGCGATACGCACGACGTCACCAGCAACCGGTAGTGGCGTGTGTGTTCCGTCCGGTTCATAGAGTCCGACACGCTCACCCTTGAGGTAGTGCTCAAGGTGCCATTCAATCGTGCTCGCGGCCATGCCGGATGGGGCATTGCTTGACTTGATAAACTCTTCTGCTACCTCTCTCCGTTCCTCGGGCAGAGACAAGTCGTATCCGCGACTGGTACCGAACTCAGCAACAATCTTCGGGTGATACCTCATGACTTTTTCCCCTTCATTCTCTGGCTTGACTAGCCAGGCCATTACGCCGAACGTCTCATTTCCGTCTGTTACTATCCACATTTCACCCGCTAGGGTCTGGTGGCCGGTACTTACAACGTCATAGACGTTGCCACATGACCGAACTTTCATAATTCTTTTGCCTTATCGCTTGTAGGGCTTGACCGAGTACACGCGTGCCGACGTGTCGGCATCATCGACAAGCACACGGTCCGTTGTCCGCTCATCCGCCGGTAGGTACTCCGTCCACAAGTACCGGTAACCCGCGTACCGGTCAGTGTCATGTAGCACACCTTCGATTACCTGTGCCAGAGCTAAACGTGTTTCCCTGTCGGCCGGACAATTGGCCCGTGACGCCGCGATCATCCTGTTAACCCTGTCAACAAGATCAGACACCTGCACATTCTTAAGCATAACCTTTCCTTCCTTTCCCCTGATAAATAGAGTGACCTGTTCACTCTCCAAACCACACACATTGTGTGTGGCAAGGGCAACGAACAACGTCAACGCCACCACGTGTAAGCGTGGCGTGTCCCGTGCAACCGGTTACCGCACCCATCACACGATGACTGCGAGAACTCACGTTCCTCACAGTCACAATCGAACGCCTCAGCGTTCTCATCAAAACCCTCATGCTCCGGATTCTTCTCACACTCATGATTCTCCATGAACCTGCCGTGAGTAACATCGATTCCTTTCATGCGCGACCACAGACCATCGGCCGCACGCTCATTCGCGCTGTGATCTTCACAGCACTCACCGTTCTCCCGAGAGAGCATGCAACAATCACATACCCATATTTCTCCCTGCGGTTGAGTACGCTTAACAAGGTTCACTCTCATCACACTTTCCCCTTAATGCTCGCATCATGAATCAGAGTCACCGCAGAATGCAACGACTCACGCTTACCAGTAGCAATCCCACGGTAAAAACCACGGGTAAAAGATCCACGCAACGTGTCCGTTGCGTACATGCCTAATCCGGCCCACAGGACACCATGACAGACTTCCTCGCTGATGCGTCCATCGGCCATAGCGCGGCCGATGAACTCACCAGCATACGAGGCTTGTAGATTAGCGGGCGGAGGACCCGCCATCACGTAGTCAACCGCCAAGCAACAGCCCAGCCATCGGGGCCCTCCTCGCAGGACTCATCACATTCCTCATTGCACGAATGGTGGGACTCTATGACCACGTAATACCCGGGAGTCTCGAGTATTTCATCGGCCAACCTGCCACCGACGAACTCTGAATCATGCATGATGTGCCCACCACCCATCTGGAATGACTCACCCATCAGAGTCCACGGAACCGCGCCGAGGTAATTCGCTAGTTCGCCATCGTTCAACTCTGGCACCCACATATCAGAATGGAGAGTGCCGTTAGCTAGTCTCCATTCTGTAAGGTCATCGCTCACGCTTCCGTCAGCGTGAACCTCAATAATGTGATCCCATTCCATGATGTCATGCAGAGTGCGAACACCCGAACCCCCCACAAGGAACGCACGATCACCATAATGATCATGCCCTGGCATTCTCGTATATTTAGACATTACCTTTCCCCTTCCTACGGTGAACCATTCACCATTACCGTGCACCCCGTACCCTTAGAGGGTACGCAATGCACGATAAAAGAGACACGTTCACAAGCCGCTACACGCGTCATAGATGACGAATACCAGAATCGCTATCATGATCCATGTCATCGGACACTCTCCCCACACGCTGGCTTCACACTGTACCCACACTCACACGCCGCCACATTAAAACCAGTCAACGGGCCAGACACATAACCAACACCAACCGGTGAATCCGTGTCACACTCCTTACACAAATAACCCGTGACATTATGAGCGAAGAAATGATCATCCTCCCGCATCTGTTCCATGACATAAGCAATGGACTCACCCGACTCGATCACGGATCGGATGATCTGATCAGCATGAACCGGCCCATACAAGTGGCCGAGAACCGATTTCTCGGCCTGTTCGATGTGGTGGTACACCGTACCGGGCATCGGCCCGGAATCGTGCACGTTCACCATGTCGCGCATGACATCCAACGTGTTCGCTAACGTCCACATTTCCTTGAACGTCATCTTGTAGTCCGGGCGGAAACGTTGCTCGTTATACGTAACGAGCGCTTCCGTATAACTACTAGACATGTTCTCTCCCCTGGTTGGGTCACCCTGGTTGAGTAACTCATTGACTCCGCACTCATAAGGAATGCAGAGCAATCAACCACTCATCCGTAAACGATCCTGCCGTAAACAACCAGTTGAATCAGCGAATCCATAGCAACAGCGTCCGGATCATCATCCTTGAAAGCCTCATAATTGCGTGAGCCTCTCTGAATCTCCGTCTTACCCATCATGACTTTAGTAACCATGCTCCGCACAGCACCACGGGTGAAACGGAACAACCTGCGGTCCTCCTCATCCTCGGACACACCGTCATACATGAAGACCGTGTAATTCCCATCGGATATCCCGATATACGTGGCGTACCACTCCCATTGATCGGCACCAGAACCAGTCACATGGTCATCGGTCTCTTCATCGGTCCAACGACAGATAGCCATCAGCTCTCCCCTAACTCTCGTCATCGTGAACACAGTCAAGGACAGTAATAAACCGCCCCTCACGCTCCGTTTCCTCATCCGAGCACTTGAGGCAATAAGCATTCACATTGCCCATTGTGTAACCATGTCCTCTAAATTCAGCATCAGGACTGATCATGATCTCTCCCCTTAATACTTGAGTTGCCTGGCCAGTGCCTCACGGATGTCAGACTCACTCACACCCATACTGCGGAGGATCTGCTCCGCAAGCATCACCGAAAGATCAATGTCTTTCGCCGTTCCCACTTCGCACAACTCGACAACATTGACTGTGATCAGTTTCTTCTGTTGCTTAGTGAGATACATGCTCTCTCCCCTTGATTGACTAACAGTGGACTGCGCAACTGATCAGCATGAGGACTTACATGGTCGTCGCCTGAGTGCATCGTGATACTGCACGTCTCTGATTCAGCCTCACAGACAGCCGTTAGGCTGTAGGGAGACTCTTGCCGGTAAGCGCGCCTTACGCCGCTTCACCTAAGCGCGTGTCGGGGGACTGGTCACCATGTGACTCTGCCTCTCACCGGTAAACCACCGTGCCCCGCTCAATGCGGGATGGCAGTCAACCGGGTGACTCTCGCGTCTTAGCCGGTCCATTCAGTTATGAAGCATCAAGTTCAGTGCTACGGCTTACGTAGCTTCGATCCAGCTAGCTACGGCGCATCGAACGGTGGAACACCCCTGATCCTACCCCCACCAGCAACCCTGATCATCGGGTAAACACCCGATAACAAGTCATACAATCACCCCATTGACAACACAGCGGTAGCTGTGATTAGTCCACACACAGTCACCAACACAAGATCAACAACAACAGAAAGTAACCTAAATTCACTACAATGATTAGTACAATAATCGTCTCACCATGTGAGACTGCCAGCATCAGACAGCACGCGTCAGCGTCCCAGCACTGTGCTTGCCGACCACAACCAGGCAAGCACCATCCAAGGGCGCCACAAGCGCCAGAGACAAGTAGACAGGCAACCACCCAGTTGCCTGCAATGACCCATGATTTCAATCACCCCAATAAGACATCAGAACAAACTAGAACACGTTCTAGTTTAAAGAAAGGATAATCGACCACGGTCGATGATTAGAACAAGCGTTCAATTCATTGCATGCTGGCGCGTTGGCGCGCATTGTGGATCATGGTGGCCTGGAAGGGCCACATTAGGTGATTAGTAAGTATTACAGCGTCATCTATAATGCCGGGTCAGGGCTGTACTGTATACGCGGCATACGCGCGTATATGGTGTATTACTGTGTAGTATGTTTATGGTGTACACAGCTGTGACCAGCATGGTTGTGTTTCCCAACTGTCCTCGTGGTTTGGGTGATTCCTAAAGGATCATGAGGGTTTATTAGTTGTCCTACGCTAAGTGTCCGGTTTGACCCGGGGATGCCTTATCGCCCCCCCTCTCCCCCCTCTACAATCATCAAAAATTTATCCTCCCGGTTTATTTTCATGATCATCTATGCAGGTGGGGTGGAAAAACTTTGAGGTTTTTCCTTGTATCAGTGCAGGTCAGAGGCTGTGTGACGGAGGTCACACAGTGGTGGTTGAATATTTGGTGTTTTTTTGTGCAGCTATATATATGAGACCTTTTGCAAAAAGGTCGATGAGAGAAGGCAACGCCTCAGGGCGTTGCCTGATCGTCCGCGATAGCGGACTCTGGCACACCCCAAGGTGTGCCCTTACTAGTGTGAGGGCCGATCCTGACGGATCGGCTTAATTATGGTTAGGGGAGCACTGGTGGTGCTCCCAGATTCATTCACCGCTGCTAAGCGGTTCAGCGTCAGCCGAAGCGGAACCCGGATGGGTTCCGGATACTTATACGCGCGTAAGAAACTTTTGAGGCCGTGAGCCTCCCATGGAGGCTCCCCTTGGCAGACTTGGATACGTATTCTAGTACGATCACCGCGAACGCTCAATCGTTCGTGGTTGATACTATTTCGTGCACTGGCGCGTATGTGACAACGTTTGGTACGCATGCTGGTGTGGTTGTTGCTTTTGAGGGTACGAACGATGGTGGTACCACGTGGTACGCGTTGAGCGCATTCACGATTAGTGCGGCTGGTGTGCCTGCGGGTACGGCGACCCTGTCTACGAATGGGTCGGCACAGTTTTATGTGATTGTTGGTTTGGCGAAGCAGATGCGGGTTAGGTCGACGGCGTATACGTCGGGGACTGTGCAGTTGTCGGTGATGCCGGTTGAGGAAGCTGATCCGATGTTGTTGACGTCGGCGTCGACGTCGGCGTCTGCGGCGTTGCAGGATACGTTGACGAATCCGACGACGTCTCAAATTGGTGCGGACCAGATGTTGTATAACGGGACGTCGTGGGATCGTGCCCGGAGCAATGTTTCTTCTCAGCAGGTGGAGGCGTCCGCTGCGCGGACGACTACCGCTAACGGTACAACGAACAATAACTATAACTGGCGTGGCGGTAATTTTCTTGTGAATGTGACGGCGGCGTCGGGTACGACTCCGACGTTGGTTGTTCGTTTGCAGTACACGATTAACGGTACTGATTACCATGATTTAGATGCGACTAATGCTGTGACTGGGTCGATTACGACGACCGGTCAGCATATTCTGCGCGTGTATCCGGGGTTGACGGCGGCTGCGCCGACTGGTGGTTTGTCGGTGGCTAGTACGGTGTTGCCTCGCTTGTATCGGCCTGCTTGGGTCATTGGTGGGACTACACCGAGTTTCACTTTTTCTATTACTGCAACGTATTCTCTTTAAGGATTTCATTCATGGCTGATAACGCGTATAACACTCCAACTCCTGGTCCTTTGGGTGAGAAGCCGTTTGGTGCTGATTGGGATGCTGCGGTTACTACGCAGCCTTTCATTTTGGTGTCTGAGGCTGGTGTGATCAACACTATTTGGGTTGATGCTACTGGTGATCTTCGGATTAAGCAGACGACGGCTCCGACGTCGGGCACCGATGGTACTGTGATTGGTACTCAGGCGTAATGGCTAATCCGGCGGGGATCAGCCGGAAGCTTGAGGCGCAGGAAGTTGTTCTCCGGGAAATCAGTCTGGGGAAAACTGTTGCTGAGGCGTGTGAGACTGCCGGTAGGTCCGTAAAGAGTTATGAGAACTGGCGGTCTGAGGACCCTGCCTTCGCTGGCAGGGTTGATGAGGCCCGGTCTAACCGGAACTTCATGAAGAAGACTGGTGTGTCGAAAGACAATGTTCGGATGTCTTTCGAGGAGTGGCGTTTTAAGTTTTTGGGTCGTGAGACGTATCCGCATCAGCGGATGTGGATTGATATTATTGAGGGTCGGGAGCCGACGGATTTGCATCCGTCGATGGTGTATGAACCGGCCAGACCGAACCGGTTGCTGATTAACACTCCTCCGTTCCATGCTAAGTCCACGATTATTACGCAGGAGTATGTTGCGTACCGTATTTGTATGAAGGCCACGGTACGTGTATGTATCGTTTCTAAAACACAGCAGAAGGCCAAAAAATTTTTATATAGCGTGAAAAAGATGCTGACGTCTCGCCAGTATGCTCCGATGCAGGCGGCGTATGCACCGCCTGATGGTTTCAGGCATCCGGATTTCCCGTGGACTGCTACCATGATTTACGTTGATAACCCTGAGGGGTCCGAGAAGGATCCCACGGTGGAAGTCCTCGGGATCAGGGGAGACATCTATGGTGGCCGGTACGACCTGATCATCCTTGATGACTGTGTCACGAAGGAGAACTGTAGCGAGTGGGAGAAGCAACTTGACTGGATCAACCAGGAGGTTTCTTCCCGGCTCTACAAGGGCAAGCTCATCGTGGTGGGTACACGAGTCGCTAGCACGGACCTTTACAGCGAACTGCGGAATCCAGACAACTTCACGTCAGGCGTTTCCGCCTGGACGTACTTGTCGCAACCAGCGGTGCTACAGTTCGCTGATGACCCTCAGGACTGGACGACGCTGTGGCCCCGATCGAATGCCCCGCTTGATGCGGAGGACGCGGGAGAACCAGATGCAGACGGTTTGTATGCGGCTTGGGACGGACCTGCGCTCCGTGAAGTACGCGATGCTATTCGTCTCTCCACCTGGTCTCTTGTCTACATGCAACAACAGGTGGCTGACGATGCGGTATTTAATCCGGAGTGCGTACGTGCCTGCGTCAACCGTATCCGGAAACCGGGCCCGCTGATAGCTGGTGCTTTCGGTCATCTCCGTCAGGGGATGGAGGGCCAGTACATTATTGCGAGTATGGACCCGGCGATGACCGGGGAAACATTCACCCTCGTGTATGCGGTGGATAAGAACGATAAGAAGCGTAGGGTGTTGAATTGTTGGGCGAAGGCTTCGCCTACGCCCGCATATATTCGGGATATGATCCAGGCGGTCACTGAAGAGTACGGTGTTCATGAATGGGTTATTGAGCAGAACGCTTTCCAGTTGTTCCTGATTCATGATGAACGTATTCGCGCGTATTGTAATTCGCGTGGGGTGAAGATCACCCCACACTACACCAGTAGGAATAAGATTGACCCTGATTTTGGGGTTGCGTCTGTGGCCCCGTTGTTCGGGTCCTTGAAGGTACGCGATGACGGGCGCAGGACAGGTCTTGACCATAATGGGGATAACTTCATTGAGCTCCCTTTGAACAACAATGAGGGTATCAAAGCCCTCATTGACCAGTTGATTACCTGGGAACCAGGGAAGCTGGGGAAGAATTTGAAGCAGGACGGCCCTATGGCTCTGTGGTTCGCGGAACTTCGCGCAAGAGCCATACTGGGAGACGGCCGTCCGAAGCGTCTTCACTTTGTGGAGAATCCCTATCTAAGTCGTGGGGATCGGAAGCAGCAGGTGGTTGTTCCTGCTGGGTCGTTCCGGACGGTTCTGACTCTGTAGGCCCGTCCCATGAACCGGTTACTCTTACCGTTGCGCACCAGGATTCGCTGTTCCTGGTGCCGAATGCTTTCGGCCGGTGAAAGCAGAACGGCCATTGGGCTAGTCTCCCGCACGTCCGGCAGACGTCGATGAGCCAGGTTTGTTTCATTCGGTCACACTTTCCCAGATGCTTTGATCCATAACATAAGAGGATACCAGATGTACGATGCCCACGATTTGGGTGATATCCCCGCAAGGGTAGACGCCCTGAGGGCTCGCTACACGCTGTCTGATAGCAGGGCTGCGGAGATCCAAGCGGTCCGCCGTGGTGACTTTGAGGCGATTGCCCCGGACCTTTTCAGTGACCAGTTTAAACGCCCTGTTGTGGCGAATATGATTGACACAGCAGCGAGGGATATGGCTGCAATGCTGGCACCCTTGCCAGCATTCAACTGCTCCTCAAGTAGCATGTTGTCTGAGCGGGCCAGGAACTTCGCTGACAAGCGAACGAAGATCGCTAGGGATTATGTGTCGTCGTCTGAGGTTGAGTTGCAGATGGCGGATCGTGGCGCCGACAACTACAACAGTTATGGCATGCTGGTTGGGTGTGTTGAACCCGACTTTGAGAACAAAACACCCTATATTCGGATCGAATCCAGTGTGGGTGCGTACCCGGTATGGAATGACCGGGGTGAGACGGTAGAGTTCGCTCGTGTCTACTACCGAGACTGGTTCTCCATCGAAGCCGACTACCCCCACCTTGCCAGTCTTAAGTCCAAGTACCCTATGGGCGTGCATTCCAACGAACAGGTGGAATGCGTCAAATACGTCAGCGCTAAACGATGCCTCACATATCTTCCTAGGATGGGAAACTGTCCTCTTGAGGACTTCCCAAACCCTATGGGAAAATGTTACTACTACGTCGCTAAGCGACCCAACGCTGAAGAGGGCGGTATCAAGGGCGCTTATGATGATGTCGTCTGGATTCAGCTTGCGCGCCACCGTATTCAAATGCTTCTCATGGAAGGTATTGATAAGAGCGTTCGCGCTCCAATCATCGTCCCCCCTGACGTGGATGATGTTTCCCTCGGACCTGATGGGATCATTCACACTGCGGGCGGTGCCGCGAGCGTTGGGCGCGCACGGCTCGAAATGCCAGCACAAGCATTCGGGGCTGTTGAGCAGCTAAAGGCTGAGGTGCAGGTGGGCTCGATGAGCCCTGAAGCACGCTCAGGTAGTAGTGACGCAAGCCAGATCACCGGTCGTGGTTTGCAGGAACTCGCAGCTGGTTTCTCTTCGCAGATCAGTGTTGCCCAAACGGTGTTCAAGGCATGGTTTAAGAAGATCATCGCTGGTTGTTTCGAGATGGACGAGAAACTATTCCCGTCCAAGAGTAAGGAAATCCGGGGGAACGATGCCGGTGTCCCTTATTCGATTACCTATTCTCCGGCGAAGGATATCAATGGTGATCACTCCATTGATATCACGTATGGTTTCGCTGCTGGTCTTGACCCTAACCGGGCTTTGGTGTTCCTACTCCAGGCTGATGGTGCGGGGCTGGTGTCCAAAGACTACGTGCGGCGTTCACTCCCCGTAGACCTGAACGCCGTTGAGGAAGAGAAGAAGATTGTTGTTGAGCAATCACGGCAATCTATTATTCTTGCGTTCTCTGCGCTAGCGCAGAGCATACCACAAATGGCTGCGTCGGGTATGGACCCGACTGTGGTGATCTCACAGCAAGCTAAATTCATTATGCTTCTACAAAAGGGTAAAACAGTGGAGGAGGCTGCGACGGAAGCGTTAGCTCCACCTGAACCGCCTCCTGGTGCACCGGTTGATGAAGCTGGTGCCGCTGCTCCTGGTGCACCGGGAGGTGCCCCGGCTGGTTTTGAATCTAGTGGGTTGCCTGCTGGTCTGGAGATGGGTGCAGCTACGGAGGGCCCTCAGGGCCGCCCTGACCTATCTCAAATGTTCGCCGGTCTTAGCGCTAGCGGTGCTCCCCAATTGTCCGGCGGCGTGAGCCGTCAGGCTCCCGTTGTGAATGGATAAATGATGGCTAGTGGTGGCTACCGTAAACCCGCTAACCCAGCGCCCGTGAGCGGGCCTGGTAAGTACTCACGGCGTACGGATGGTCAACCGACGATGGACCTACCGAACGCACAATATGGTGAGAACGCTTCCTTTAGGGAAGCACAACAGGGAGCTTCGCTCTCTTCTGATTCTTCCGCATCGGCAGGGTCGTCCTCTGCGTCGGCTCCGTCATTTGTAGGCATGGGGGCTCCATCCCAAGAGCCGGGCACGCCGGTCACTGCTGGTGCGGACATGGGTGCCGGTCCAGGGCTTGAGGCTCTGGGCATCCGTGGGGCTGCATCAGAAGACTCTGAGTCTCTTAGAAAGTATTTGCCGACACTGATTGAGATCGCCCAACGTGATGACACGTTGCCTGGTACGAAACGTTGGCTACGAAATGTGATCGCTAACCTTAGCTGAGGGAAACATAATGTCGTTCTTTGACCGAGTAGGTGAAGCGTTTGATGAATTCACCCACTGGAAAATGAGCGATGCCCCCGGTGATATCGGTTCAGCTATTGGTGGTGCCTGGTCTTCTGCGGCTAACTGGAAAGTTGACCGGGATTCCTGGTTTCATAAACCAGCAGAGGGTATCGCGTGGGCGACATCACCTATTACTGATGCGTCAACGGACCTTGTTAAGGGTGCCGGTGAGGCCCTGAATTGGGCTTACTCGTACGGGCTTGCCCGCCCGTTGAGTACAGGCTTTCAGCAAGAGACGAATCTTTTCAATGGGCAGTTCAGTAAGCTGTCTTCCGCTGATGCGTGGAATGAAGCGTGGAACAGGTCTGAGGAAATCAGCCCTGGCCAATCTGTTGTGACCCTTGCCACGAACATTTGGGAACCTGTGGTCCAGGTTGGTCCTGACTGGATGACTGAGTCCCCGGACCCTTACGCCCCGATGTTGGCGAAGGACCGTGAGGACTTCTTCCGGAACACGTTCTGGGGAAAAATGTCCTCAGGAACAATTGATGCCCTGGGTGTTATCGCCGCTGATCCTGGTTATCTTGCGTTGAAGGTGGCGCGTAAAGCGCAGCTTGCTAAGGTCACCGTGGCCTCTGATGATATCCCTGATGTGATCGCGAAAGCGGTCAAGACGGATAACCTGAAGGGCAGTCAAGGGTTCGATTATGGTGTCCGCCCGGACACTGCACCGGTGACTGGTACTACCCGTTTGTCAGCGAAGAAAGCTGATCAGGCGCAACGCCTGTCTCAAATGTTCGACAGGATCGATAACACGCCACGGCGTGAACTTCAGTTCATGCCGGAGCTACGCGGCCATGAGGACGCGAACAGTCTGGCGGTACTTTTTACTAGGGCGAAAACGGAACACGCTGACGACGCTGTAGAGCGCCGTAAGGCGTTCGGTGACATCATTGGTACCGCGTGGGGTGACGCGGCGTCTATGGCCCGTCTGACGGCCCGCAAGGACGGGCTAGCGACTGACTTCGAGCGTCTATCGACTGCACCTCCACAGAATCTGTGGATGTGGCGCGGGTCGGCCTGGGAACCGGATACTGCTGCGAACCTTGCTGCGGAACGCGCGGTCAAGGAACAGTTGGAAACGATGAACGACCAGCTGACTCGCATGGATGATGTGATCAACTGGTCAGGGCAGGGCGCTGGCCCCACCCGTGTGGGTAGCACATTCTTTGAACGGTCGCAGCAAGCGACCGCGCTTAAAGCTATCAACGAGTCCTGGTCAACATCTGGGCTCGCTTCTGCACCAATCCGGATTGTGACCGCTCATGCGGGTACCCGCATCCCCAGTCATATCAACATCAAGGACCCCGTTGCCGGGGCCGATGACCTGGTTAATGTTCTGCGGCTGATGAGGTATACGGACGCTAAGGCGAAGCAGAAGCTGATGGACGGGTTTGTTCGTGCCAGCACAGTCGATCAGCGGATGAGTGTTGTTGATGGTGTCCGCAATCAGATCGTCGCTGACGCGGCGAGGAAATACGGGCTGACTCCTGATCAGGCTAAGAAGCTGATCGCCGCCGGGAATTACCGGATGGAAACTGTCCGAAACTCGCTGAAGAAACGCTTGTACTCAGCTGCTGGTGATGAACGGTATGTGGTCTTCGCTGATCCCGAAGACGATATCATCCACATGTTTGATAAGCCTTTCCTGAAGTCTCAACTTGAGGACTCTCATCCGATCATTGATCCACGGGAAGTGGATCACGCGGTAAAGATTGCGTCTCGTTCACGGCTCCTCGACCATGCTGGTCGTGCCGGAGAAGTTACCGCTGATAGTTTCGGTGCTCTACGGGACCTCGGTTTCGATGCCATGAATATGGCAACGAAGCTGTGGAAAACCAGTGCTCTGGCCCGTGGCGCTTACCCGTTTCGTATTCAGACGGACAGCCAGTTCAGGCAGGCTGTCCACATGGAAACAATGCAGTTCCTTGCAACCCGGTATACCGTCGTTAAGGGTGTTAAAAAGTATTTGATCAGCTCGAAAGACGGCGGGTCTGACACATGGTTCAACATGTTCAAGGAAGGCGATATTGAAAAAGGTCTCATTGACACGTTGACCCGCGACCTTGGTCATGGGTCACGCTGGAATCTGACCGCTGATGATGTGGAACCGATCGCCCGGCAAATCGTCGCCACTGGTGGTGGCCCGGCTGACCTAGCTAACGAGCTAGCTAACAGGGTCCTGACGAAGCGTCGCACAGGTGACTATAGTGCGATCCCACCGACTCATCCTGACTGGGCTGAGTCGTATCTGCGGGTTGTGAACCAACAGATTTTCAATTCGCCGATTGCTATGGCCGCGTTGGAGAACCCGAACATCCCGGATCTTCTCCGGTTGATCCGGACGGTTCCCGCGCTCCGTAAGGAATACCATGAGGTTGGGGTAAGGTTCGATAACGAAACCGAATGGTTGCGGGCAGTGATCATGAACAATGATCATTATATTCCGAACGCGAAAATGCGTCGGACTATTCTCCGTCAGGTCCCCACTGATGATATTAAAAGAGTCAATGCTGCCCTGAATGAGATCCGCACCCAGTTGAAAGCTCTTCCCAGGAAGAAAGCTGACCGGACTCCGGAACAGGAACTTGAACGTCAGCAGTTGGTTAAGTTTCGTTTCAAGATGAACGGTGTCCTGACGCGGGCTAAAGAACGCGGTGACAGCACGGTTATTAAACCGACCCGGGTTGACGCCCGGGAGCTGATGGATTTGTTCAAGGGTTCTAAGCCCAAGGTGAAGCCGATGCCGGTCCACGGTGAAGGCTTCTCCGTTATTGAACAGTCTAAGATTGTTGCCTCATACAATGGGCTCCGCAATGGGTTCTTCAAATATGCGGCTGACGTGCCGGAAACAATCATGGCGCGCAGCCCACTATTCTGGGACTCTTACCGGCAACAGATCGGGTTGGCTCTTGAACGTCTCGACGAAGATCAGATAGCGCAAATCGGTGTAGATCAGATCCGTCAGAACGCGATGCGGCAGGCCCGGAAACAGGTCGGGCAGATCCTCTTCGATTCGTCGCATAGTTCGAACATGGCATCATCGATGAAGTTCCTGAGCCCGTTCTTCTCCGCGTGGGAAGACACCATGACTAAATGGTCCAAGCTCATGTACAACAACCCTCAGTTGATTGCCCGCGTCAACCAGGGTTTGCAGGTCGCCGGTGATACCGGTTCCCTCCAGGACGAACAGGGGAACCGTATTGATGCGCGTGGGCATGTCTTCAATGAAGACGGCGAACGGATCGACGACAACCCGGACTACCGGGAGTCGTCAGGGTACATTCTGCTACCGAAGGCGTTGACAAAATATACGCCGTTGCGGCTCCTCGTCGATGAGAGTGATTCAAAGAACAAGGAAGCTAAGTCTCGTGGTGGGCGGATCAGAATCCGTAAGGATTCGATCAACAGTGTTATTCAGGGTGAACCGTGGTGGTTGCCCGGGTTCGGTCCGATGGTGGCCGTCCCCACGAACCATGTTGTTCGGGAGATGTTCCCGAAGGAAATTGATCACCCGATCCTGAAATGGATCCTCCCTTACGGGACAACCACGGAAAGTGACCTGACACAGCTTCTCCCGAAGTATGCGAAGACGTGGAAGAACGCCCTCGGGAATACCCGCCAATACAATGATAAGTATAAAGTGTATTTAGCTGAAGCTGTCATTGATGAACGTAACGGTGGGAAACCCGTTGACCTGGATAAGATCGCGAACAAGACCAGGAACTTCTTCATCCTGAAGGGGTTCGTTGACAACGTGTCCCCGGTGAGTATCAACCCGTCAGCTAAGAACCAGTTCTATCTTGACAAGGCCAGGGAGTACCGGTCGGACAAATCCCGTAAGGATTGGTCCGCTGACTTCGACAGAGATTTCCCCGGTTTCGGGGAAATGAAACTCGAACTGTCAACAAACGAAACAGGTATTCAGGCCACGGACATGGCCTGGGATGCTCAGAAACGTTTCCGGAAAATCATCAACGCTGACCCTGATAATGGGTGGCTGTACCTTGGCCCCTCGAACGCCCCTGGTGTGTTCAGTGGTGGCGTGTATGACTGGCAGGTTTCGCAGGGTTTCCGAACTCAGAAGAAACCACAGGAAGCGCTTGAGGACCTTCAGGTTGAACAGGGTTGGGACAAGTACAATAAATTCCGTGTCGCTGTGAATCTGCTTCTTGAAGAGCGGGGCCTCGTTTCGACCCAGCAGAAAGGCGCCGAAGATCTAGCGTTCGCTGTGAAGGGATACCGGCAACTTCTCGCTGAGCAGAACCCCGCGTGGGAGGAAGCTCAAGGCGCTTCCGGTGGTGGGAACCGCCCACAGGTGATGTTACGTAAAGCTGAAGAGTTCATGGAAAAGTATCCGTCAGAGCGTTCACGCCCTGACATGGTTGCTTTGCAAAAGTATGTGAACATGCGTAACGCTATTAAGGCAACGCTCGCGACCCGCGATAATAAGAGTTTACAGTATAACCCGGATCTCAAGTTCGCTTTGGATGCTTACGCTCAAATTCTGGTCAAGGACAATTTTGGTTTCGAGACCATGTATAACCGTGTTCTCGAATACGATAACCTTGAGAAAGACTTGAGCTGATGGCGTATACAGCAGATGATGCGGTTGTTGATCCGGCTGCGATGGACGCACTCCGGGATTTGGTGGGCCAATACAATGGTCCCACCGGAACACAGACCGCGAATGATGAACCAAAAGTTTGGTTTGGTTACAGTTCACACCCATCCCGGACTGATGACACACAGTCGTTGACGATGGCGAAGAACAACATTTTTACGTGGTCTCCCAGTGAACAGCAAGCATGGGTTAATAAACTGTACCGTGCTGGGCTCATTAATGACCCAAGTAATTTTGATGCTGCAATCGCCCAGTGGAGCAGTGCTGTTGATTTCGCTGCCGGGCAGTACACGTACGGTGGGAAGAAGGTCACCCCATGGGACGTCATACAAGACCGTCTGGGCCTGTCGAAACTTAACGGCAAGGGCAACGGTCCGAGGACGACGACGAGTACGTCTACGGCTGCGCAGGTCCTTTCCAATGGGGACGCTGACACGATGATCAAAGCAATGTTTCAGAACCAGTTGGGGCGTGACCCTGATAAGGGTGAACTGTCGCGTTACCGGTCGATGCTGATCAACCATGTGAGTGATAACCCAACGGTAACGAAAACAACTCAGACCGTGGATGCTAAGGGTAACTCAACGTCAAATACTACATCTTCTGGTGGGACGAGCGAGAGCGAACTCTCCGGAATGGTGTCGTCCCGGAATACCGCTGACCCCGAATGGGGTGCCTACCAGGCTGCTACCTCCTACATGGGAGCCCTGGAGGGGCTCCTCGGGGCGGGGACACCGGATCTGACAGGTGGGTAATGGCTGACACTATTATCAGTGGTGCCGGGCAGGCGCTGGGAACTAAAGCTGCTGGTGTAGACCTCGGTGATTCTGCGGCTGACCCGATGGGTTTGTTTAACGCACCAGACCTACCACTTACCACTGCAACATTCGACCAGTTCAATGGTGCTTTCAATTCCTCTGAGAATCCGTTGAACTTTTCCGGTTTCTTGAAGGACGCACCCGAGGCTGACACTGGTGGTGGGGGTGGTCGTGAGGACGTTGTTCAGTTCGCTAAAAAATTCCTCGGTATGCAGTACACGTGGGGTGGTAGCACCCCAAGTACAAGTTTCGACTGTTCAGGATTCACCAAATATGTGTTGAGTAAGTTCGGTGTCCAGCTCCCCAGGGTCAGCTACCAGCAAGCCAATTACGGGAAACGTACCTCGATTGGGAGCCTCACGGCTGGTGATTTGGTCGCGTGGGATAACAGTTCCCGTAACAACGGTGCCGACCATATTGCGTTGTATATCGGTAATGGTCGGATCATGGAATTTTATAGTCGTGGTAAACCAAGCCGTATTCGTCGGCTTGGTAAGAATGAGGGCGCCTGGGGCGTGAAGATCAATTACCCGAAGTAGGTGAATTATGCCGGACCCCGGTAAATCTGGGAGACAGCTAGCCGAGGATTACGGTTACGCCTACAGTTTCCTGAAGTCTGATAAAAGTCTTTGGGCGAAGTTCCTGGAAGCAGTCAAGGGTAATTGGACGGCGCAGAAGTTTCAGGCTGAGGTAAAAACCACAGCCTGGTATAAGAAGAACGCGGATAGTGTCCGCGCTTACCAGTATTTGAAGACCACGAACCCTGGTGAGTTCGCAGCACAGAAGATCGCCCTGAAAGCGCAGTTACAGGATAAGGCTGCGGCGTTGGGTGCCACCATATCGAGTGTCACGTTGGCCCGACTCACCGATAACGCCATGAAGTATGGGTGGAACGAATCACAGATTCAGAACACCCTTGCCGATTATGTTCGAGTCACGAATGGTGTGTACAAGGGGTCTACGGGTAACGACATTGAATCAGTACGCCAGACCGCGTACCGGAATGGTGTGAAGATCTCGAAGGCAACCGAGAATGGTTGGGCTCATGCGATAGCCGCTGGGAGTATCACAGCGGAGTCTCTTCAAAGGCAGGTCCGGCAGATGGCGAAGAGCCTGGCCCCTGGGTACGCTCAGGAGTTGGATGCTGGTATGGACTTGCAGGATATTGTTTCCCCATACATTGAGTCTAAGGCGAAGATTCTAGAAATGAATCCAGCTGATATTGACCTTTTCGATAATGACATCCGTAAGGCTGTTAGCGGCGTAGGGAAAGACGGGAAGCCCGCTTCTAAAACGTTGTGGCAGTTTGAGCAGGAAATGCGTCAGGATCCGAGATGGTTGAAGACTCAGAATTCGCAGGATTCGCTGATGTCTGTTGGTCACTCCGTGTTGAAAGATATGGGGTTTAAGACATGAGCATAGGTATCCCGGAGAATGAGTCTGGTGGGGCTGGTTCCCCCTACGGGACGATCGGGATTTTCCCGGGCGAGTCTGGGGGGAACCCCACACCACGTTCGGGTACTAGCCCACCTCCTAATGAAACTGCTGCGCAGAAGAAACTACGCGAAAAGTTAGCGGCTGCTAGGACAGCTGACCCGTATGGTGGTCTTGATGGTGCGAACCGTGATTCCGCTATTGCTCTTACTGCTTTGTTCAAGCAGTATGGCTTAGAGTCGTTAGCACCGCAGATCATTAAAATGATCCAGAATGGTTTCAGCCCGGATACGATTGCTATCCTGTTGCAGGATACGAAAGAGTATAAGCTGAGGTTCGCAGCGAATGAGGCCCGCCTCAAAGCGGGTCTACCTGTTCTGTCGCCTGCTGAGTACATCAGTACGGAGCAGGCGTATAGACAAGTTATGAGCGCTGCGGGACTTCCAATTGGGTTTTACGATTCGACAAGTGACTTCACTAAGTTCTTGTCTCAGGATGTGAGCCCGACTGAGGTTAAGTCGAGGGTTGATGCGGTTTCTGAGGCTATCTATAGGGCACCGCAAGCAACGAAGGACATTTTTAAGCAGTGGTATTCAACGGGCGACATGATCGCTTACGCCTTGGACCCGAAGATCGCTAGCCCACTGATTGAGCAACGTATTCGTGCCGCTGAGGCGGCTGCTGTTGCACGTCAACAGGGATTGGCGTTGTCGCAGATGTCTGCGGAACGGCTCGGTGTAACTGGTTCGTCGTTGGATGACATTCAGACTGGGTTCTCATTCATTGCTCAGGAGAAACCAACAACTGACAAACTGTCAGCTTTGTATGGTGGTGCCCTTAGCCAGGATGACCTTGTTGCGGAAGTGTTCGACAAAGACGCGAACGCCACGCTCAAGAGGCGTGGTCTTGCTTCTCGTGAGCGTGGCGTGTTCGCTGGTTCGTCTGGTCAGGCCAAGGGATCCCTTGGTAAGGAATCGACCGTTTAGACGTGGTTCTTGTTCCGGTCGAACCACTCGGAGAATTCCTTGGTGCCGGGCTCTGGTGGCATTTCCTTAGCATCAAAACCGTGCTTCGCCTTCAGGTGATCACGGACGCACTTAAAGGCGTCGTGCTCGGTGCAGCCCTTACCTGTAGTCACATACGGGCAGTAGCTGCATCGAGCACGGTGCATGTTCCCACCAGAGAAGTAGTGATACTCCTCCATGATGTAGTGGCCCATGCCCATGTGCGAGATAGCGCCAGGGATATTCCGGCGCTCTAGCTCATCACGTTCCATCTTCACTCCTAGCGGGATAGCGCAGTGGTCAGCGCGACGGGCCCATAACCCGGAGGTCGCAGGTCCGAATCCTGCTCCCGCTACGCCTTTATAGCTCAACTGGTAGAGCAACTATCTTGTAAATAGTAGCACGGGGTTCGAGTCCTCGTAAAGGCTCTTCCCTGACGGATCAACCGGCCCCGTCAGGCGTATTGACCGGTACTGGGAGCAGCCACCGCAACCCCTAGCGGATGGTTCGGCCTGGGAAAAACTTATGGGAGATAAAGAAATGCCCGAATGGGACGACGATGATGACGACAATGACTCCAACCTTGTCAAGGATCTGCGGAAGCAGATTAAAGACATGAAAGCAGCTAAAGCTGTGGTGGATACGGAACTTAGCACGCTGCGTCCGCAGGTGCGGAAGAGTTCTCTGTCTCAGATTCTGTCAGAGATCGGTGCTAACCCGAAGATTGCAGCTCTGCTGCCTGATTCGGTTGGGACTGATAAGGAAGCTGTGACGAAGTGGTTGGATGAGTACGGTGATCTGTTCAACATTAAACCTGTTGAAAAAGTTGGTGAGACCGTTGATGGGGTTGAGAAGCCACCGGAGACCGTTGAGCTTGCGGGACAGAAAACTGAGCTGACGATCACTCCTGACATTCAGGAACAGTGGACGCGCCTACAGAACGAAAGCTCTCAGGGTACGGCGTCACCGGACCTGGAAAAGCAGCAGATTGCCCAGTTGGGCAGAGCGGTTGCCGCATCAGCGGGCAGCTTTGATTCTTTTGTGGAACTCCTGCGAGGAGATAAACCACTCCCTAGTTAAAGGATGTTAAGACGTGGCTAATCAGTACACGTCAATTGCGACTACACCAGGTCTCAGTGATAACACTGTTAAACTGATGTACGATTTCGCGATTGGTATGGTCTTCCGGGAGACCAGTATTTATCGGCAGTGGACCGATAAACGCCCGGAGCGTGTGAATGGTCCAGCTCAGACCATTCAGTTGCAGAAGCAGGATTTCTTTGATACTGCTGCTGTGACTGCGGCTAAGACTCCGCTCAATGAAGAGCAGGACGTTGACTCAACGAAGCTGCCTCCGACCATCACTGTTAACCTGACGGTTAACGAGTATGGTGCGGCTGTCACTAAGACCAAGATTCTCCGCTACTTCAGCTTCGCTGATGTGGATGCGATTGCGGCTCGTACTGTGGGTACGCACATGGCTGAGGTTTTGGATGAACTGGTTCAGGATGTGATGGCTACTGGTACGCAGGTGTTGCGTGCCCAGAACCGTGCTAGCACGGTCACTGTCACTGCGACTGACTACATTCGTGCGACTGATGTCCGTAAGGCCGTCACGAAGCTACGAGTGAACAAGGTCCCGGATTTCAATGGGTTTTACATGGCGGGTATTCACCCGCATGTGATCCATGATCTGCGGGAAGAGACCGGTTCTGGTTCGTGGCGTGTCCCGTCTGAGTACGGTACGTCGCAGGCGATGATCTGGAACGGCGAGTTTGGTGTCTTCGAGGGTATGCGTTTCGTTCAGAACACGCGTACGCGTACGGCTTTGGACGGAGCGAGCTCCGGGAAGGTTTACCGGACGTGGATTCTCGGTCGTGAGGCTATCGCCGAAAAGGTTGTAGAAGAGCCGAGTTCCGTGGTTGCCCCAGTAATTGATAAATTGCAACGTTTCTCCACGATTGGGTGGTATGGGGTCCTAGGTTGGTGCCTCTACCGTGATGAGTCGATCGTCCGGTTCGAGTCCAGCTCGAGTGTTGCTGCTCTGTAAGTGAAAGCACGGAAGGCCCCAAGGTGATCAACCCTTGGGGCCTTCCGCTGCTACCTCAGTTTGGTCTTCCTCGCACATTTGTGCAGTTAGCTGAACGAGAATCCTCACCATCAATCCCTTACTGCACCGGGCGTAGCCCTGAAGGGTACCACATGGCCGACTTTACGGCTGACCTCACGGCCATCGTGACGGCCGAAGCAACACACCCCACAGAACTTTCCAGTGCGCAGCGCGCACACCTTGGCCTGCCACTTGAAAGTGACGAGTAATGACCGCTGGTCTATCAGCCGCAAAAGCGGCATCAATCCTGAACACTTACCGTGCAACGGCTTACAGTGCCGTTGACGGGTTCGTGAAACTCCATACCGGTGACCCTGGTTCAGCCGGTGCTTCAGCTGCTTCAGCTGTAACTACCCGGAACGCCATCACTTTCAACGCCCCATCCGGTGGGGCGATGACCCTGCTTGCGTTGGCATCGTTTGCGATGACAACCACCGAAACCATCACCCATATTTCGATTTGGGATGCCAACGCCGCTGGTAACTTCCTTGAGTCGTGGCCTCTGACCGCGCCTGTCCCGGTGATTAACGGTTCGACTCTGACTTTCAGTTCTTTCACTCTGAGCTATACGCCGATCGCGGCCTAAAACAAAGGATTCCCTTATGGCAAAGGCCGGATACGCCGTCCGTACCTCAGCTGCTGTCGCGCTCAGCGCGGCCACTGCGAAGACAATTCTCATGGTCATGTCTCCAGCATCTTTCGGTGTAGACCTGAAGAAATTCAAACTGTCCTTCGACGGTATTACCGCTTCAGCGGTTCCCGTCCTGGTGGAACTGGTCACATCTACGAACGCGTCGAACAGTACCCCTGGTACTGGGAACACGAATGAGAACACGAATATCAACCAGTTGTACGGTCGCGCTATCGTCGCTGGTTTCACCGCTTTCTCTGCTTCTACATCGGAGCCTACCGTTCTGACCGTGGTTGATTCTTTCCTGATCACCCCCACGGGTGGGACCGTGTTCTACGATTACCCGCTGGGCGATACCCCGGATACTGCTGTGTCGGCGGGTATTGGTCTGCGTGTGACTGCCCCGGCTACGGTGAACTGCCGGGCAACCATGACGTTCGAGCGTAACTAATGGTCATCATTGTTAGGACGCATATCATTAGCGAACCCACTGGTGGTGGGTTCGGCGTCGCCGCATTTGGTGAAGCGAACTTTGGAGAGTAGGGAAACCTCGTGGCCTATCCGCTGCCAGTGTCAGGAGATGGCAACGCCAACGGTCAGCCGTGGGCCTCTAAACTCCTGTTCGCTATTAACGACTTGGATTCTCGTGCCGGAGTCCTGGAGAGCACCACGGAGACGGGTCTCCCAGGGTATGCACTGTTGAGTACGTTCTCTGGTGCTGATTCGACAGCGAAAATGCGTAATGCCCTCGCCACGTTGGCGGTGGAAACAGCCGGTACACGCCGGTCTCTGATCATCGAGTCTGGTACCACGCTGGCACCAGGTAGCGACCCGTTCCAACTGTCGAACGGTATTGTGATCGTTGGTGGGATTGTTCCCACCACAGAGTTCGCCTACCAGGCGAGGGTGACTATTTCGGGTGCCTGCCCGAACGGTGTGTTTCAGATTAAGAAGAACTCAGGAGTGAACCCTGAGGGTGGGACTAACCCATCCTCAGGTACACAAACCCGTGGTGTGATCATCTCAAATATTGCGTGGGAAGGACCCGGGTCGAGTGTCACCTGCGATTTCTTTGAACGGAACTTTACCGAGCAACTCGCTTATTCCTTGTTCCATGGGTGCTCGTTCGACAACTTTACCGGTGTCCTGCATCAACGGTTGCTTGGGTTCGTGTGGTCCGGTGTGGGTTATTGCAACAACTCCACAGATACACCCTTCAGGTTCTCTGGATCCGACTGGAAAGTATTCACCGATGGGTACTTCCTTGATTCTCCGAACCTGACCGATGAGAAGTATCTCCTAGAGATTGTCTCAGGGAACAAAGTGTATGTCGGCCCCATGTTTATCACCGGTGACGGGCCAACGCCCGTCCGGGTAACCGCTGGGCAAATGGTTCGCCTCGCTAGCCTAGAAATGGAATCCGAAGGTGTCCCACGTCGTACTGCTGGTGCTGGTCTACTTGTCACTGGTGGGAACGTTGTCGTTGATAACGCCTGGTTCTTTAGGTCGATGGCTAACCCAACATCAGCTGCTCTTCTGGCTGCTAGCCGGACTGATAACGGGGTGGTTCATGTAACCGGTGGGCATGTCAGATTACACAATGCGACATTCGGTGAATACAATAACTCAGAAACCCACACCGAGAATCATATCTCCTGTACTGGTGGGCGGGTCATCTCCGACAACTCGTTGGTATGGAACCTCGAGGCGAACAGTGGGACTGGTGGTATCAGTGCACGCGCACTGGCTATCGCCCATTCCGGGTCTGGATCGGTTTACACCGTTGACACGACTGTAGTTCCCTAATGGCTGCTGTCGCGCTGACAGGCGCGGGGAACGTTACCTCAGCCACGGTCACCTCAGGTACGTCCCTGGTTGTTAACAAACCAGGGAACGTCGCTGATGGGGACTATTTTGTTGCGTTGATCCATTATTCTATTTCTGCTGGCACAATGTCCACCCCTTCAGGGTGGACTCAACAGCAGGGTGAAAACACTTCTCGTTCGTTTTATGTGTTCACGAAACCAATCCCGGTTGCTTCGTCTGAATCAGCAACCGATTACACATGGAACATGACTGGTGGCGCTGGTCGGTTGTGTGGGCTCATCACCCGTGTCACGGGTGCTCATGCGAGCACACCCTTGGACGCTAACGGGACTGCCACCACAACGGGCGTAGGTTCCACTGTGGCGCCCTCGATTACCGCTGTCGGCACAGACTGTCTACTCCTCGGTTTCTACTTCACCTGTGACTCTTCAGTGACTTCGGTGATCACCCAACCAGGGGCTATGAGTTCGGTCGCTACGGTCACGGTCGCTCCGGCTGCCACATCAACGATTCTTATCGCTCAGGAACAACTTAGTTCGTCCGGGGCCACTGGTACGCGTACGGCGTCCAATGCTCCCGGCGCTTCATCTGGTGTCGGTGGGATGCTCATGACGATTCTTCCCGCACTTGTTGTTAAGCCTCCGGTCGCTAGTGTTTTCCCTAGCTTGGCGGCATCCCAAGCCGCTATCTGGTAGGTCTATATGAGTCAGATCGGGCGACGTAAACCGAACGTATCTGTACTCCTGCGTACCGTGGTACCTAAAACTTACCTGATCCCTCAGGTAGGTGATGCCACAGCGTCAGGGACCATTACCGCTACCCGTAGTGATTCTGGTGCTGTCGCAGGTGCCGCAACAGCGGCATCAACCGTTGGTGTGCAAAGCGTGTTCTTCGCTGACGTTGCAGGCACAGTCACTGCTGGCGCGGAAGCGTCAGCTGGGCAAGGGCAACTAGCGAATGTTGCTGGCGTTGTTACCATTATCGCTACGAGCGCGTTCACACGCGAGGACCTCGTAGCGGTCAATGGGGCTGTGACAGCCCATGGTGTGATATTAGCGAAGTTTTACCAACCAGATCAGCGCATTAGGCGCTTCCCCCAAGGGAGGTACTAATGAGTCGCCTCGGTCGGCGGGTAGCTAACCAACCACAGTTCTTTGCCACACCTCTACTCATTGTGGACCCACAGGTTGTGGGTATCACGACAGCTGCCGCTTCGGTGACAGCATCAGTTACCGCGTCGAGTGTTTATTCTCGGACGGTCATTTACACGTACCGGAGCAGAGACGAAACATACCGGCTCCGCCGGGGCCCGGTCGTTACTGTTGTTTACGGTGTTGAACCCGGCGACGTTGACCCAGCTAACCTGTCGATTCAATCACAGGTTGTTGCGCTTGTTGAGATTACCGCTGACGCGGGTATCCATCTTGTTGGTGAAACCACAGCTTCAGCATTAGTCACCGCGCTGATGGTCCCTGAACCGGTGTTCTATTTCACTACGCCGACAGTACGGGAACGACGCTACCTGCGTCGTCACCGTTTGTGGGATCGAATGTATTTGGATCGTGGGTTGTCAATTCTAAGGTTCGGTACGTCGTATCAGCAGATTGATAATCCTTCTACGGATGAGATGGAGACCGCTGACGCGCTCTTTATCGGGGGAAGAACATACCTCATTGATGAGGAAGAAGCAGGGCGTTTGATCTCTGCTGGTTATGGTCATTGGGTTAACGATAACCCTGATGATCCTATTGATGAGATTGACTTTTCCCAATACGGGGCCGGTGCGTATGGCTCCGGACCCTACGGAGCCTAGAATGCCTATCGACCTTCCTGATCCAAGCGAATTGATTGATGTGTGGGGTGAACAACTCAACACTGCGATCGAATCTGTGGAGTCAACTGCGGAAGCAGCTGCTGCGGCTGCTGCTTCTAACGTTAACGCTAGCGATGATGTTGACGGGAACCTTGTCCTCGACTATGGGGCCAACACAGCAACCGTTCTGAAAACGACAGCGGTCGGTGCAGCGAATGGTGTGGCGTCTCTTGATAACGCCGGGCAGGTCCCGTTAAGCCAGTTGGGTAACCCCACGTTCGGTGATGTGGGTGCTGCTGCCGCATCACATACTCATAGTGGGTCGGATCTTCCCCAGGTTGCTTTAGAGTTGAACTCGGCTCCGGCTATCGCACAGTTCAATACGACCACCCAGCAGTGGCCTTTCCGTACGGATATTACGTCGTCCCCATCGAAAACAGTTATTTGGATGGGTGATGCTGCGATCCCCACCTACGCTGTGCCTGGGGTGGATTTCTTTTTTGGTCCTCGTAAGTCCGGTACGACTACGGAAACACCGGACCCACCGGATGAACCAACAGTGCTACCGGACGCCAATGGTGTAACCTTGTCGCTACCGGTTGTTACCGTTTCGGGTTCGGCGTACAACATTGCAGCTAATGTGACAACGAATAGTAATCTGACGTTCACGTATTTGCAGTTCGCGGTTCGCGGTCCGAACGGTGAAGCACAGGACACCGCGTATAACAATAACCGGGTTGTTAATACAACAACGATTCCTATTGCTGGTTCGGGGAACGCAACTACCACTGGTAACTGGACTGTGCGTTTGGCGTACAATATTACTGGTGGTAGTGCTCAAGCGAATTGGGTTGATGGTCCGAGCGCAACATTTAATATCGCTGACCTTGGTGGTGTCCCCGCTGGGGAGATCCCTGTCCTTGGCCGTAGCGGCCTGACATGGAACAGTGGGGTCTTCTTCAATGCCGGTTCAGTGACTTCCGCTGAACAGTTCTTCAGTTGGCGTAACCGTCCCGGTGACGCCATCATGTATTTCGTTGGCCGTGGCACCTTCGATGAGATGCGGTGGTTGCGTGATGACCTCACCGCATGGCCCGGGTACCGGGTTCTGTCTCTGCCGACACAGCCTGCATCACAGTCGAACGCTGCGACAGCGGCAGGAACTAATAATGGTTTCTGGACACAGTATGGTCTCGACCTGAAGAACAAGGGTTGGGATGATGGTAGGACTATTCTCAGGTTGAACTGGGAAGCTAACGGCAACTGGTATAACTGGGCGTGGGTTAATGGTGGTCCAGCACAGTTCGTGAATGCGTATAAGAACGCAGTGAATTCGGTGCGTATTCATGCACCGAATACTAAGTTTGTGTTCAACATGAACCGTGGGAATCATTATGATGACACGGTGTGGCAGACACAAATAGCTGACCCACTGCTGAACCATATCGATATTATTGGTATCGACTCGTACGACCATGCCCCAGCTCAGAACACTGAATCGTCGTGGACTTCGACGCTAACCCAGAACCCTGGACTGACTTCGGTCGCGACGTACTGTCGCGCTAATGGTCTGAAAATGTCTTTGGATGAGTGGGGTGCCAGTGGTGGTGTCCCTGGTTCATACACTGGTGGTGGTGATAACCCGTTCTACATTAATAAAATGTGGGAATGGTTCAACGCTAACGATGATGTGGTTGCCCTCGAATATTACTACAATGATAATGGTGCACCGGATACGTTGCGTCACAAAATTTTCTCTCCGACTACGGATCGACCGAACGCGTCGGCTGCTTACAATTCTACGTCTCGTTGGAGGAAGCCCTAATGCCTAGTTATGTGCTTCAGCCCATCGGGGCTGGCCCGGCCGTCACAGCGTTCGATCCGCAGATCCGGTACGTCGGTTCATCGGTCCCCGTTCCGGGGACCACATGGGCGACCAGTGACCTGTGGATCGACACATTGGATGAGGGCACTACGGGTCATGTGATCCGCCGTTGGAATGGTACCGTTTTTGTCCCTGCGAGGCCCTAATGCAATTCTCTGATAATGGTTGGCCAGGTATTGAAGACCGGGCTGACACTGAACGTTCACTCGTCCCGGGGACGTCGTGGACGATTCAGACGGCACCTGGTGCCGCGTGGATTCTCACGGAGTTTACCCGACGGTTCAACAAGGAAGTTGAACCGATCGCGGGTAACCAGTTGGACGACTGGTCTTATGCGTGGCGGCCGGTGCGAGGGAGTACGAAACTGTCATGCCACGCAAGTGGTACGGCAGTGGATTTGAACGCGTTGATACACCCTCGGGGTGTGCGGGGAACCCTTGATAGGAAAGCGAAGCAGAGGCTTCGGGTCCTGTTGGATGAGTTCACTGATTTCAAAACAGGTCAGGTTGTTATCAAGTGGGGTGGTGATTTCGGTTACCCGTCCATTGTTGATGAAATGCATTTCCAGATCCGGGGGGATCAGGACGCATTGGATCGTGTGAAGACCCGACTGACCCAGGTTGCTGAGGAAGAGGACGACATGTCTTTCAAGGAGCGTCATGTTTTAACGGAAGCGGACGTTGCCGCGTACGGCAGTGATGAACTGGAACCGGGGAAAGACAGCAAATCTTATGATGAGTTGCTGCGTTTCCCTCCAGGTGTTGCACGGTTGCGGCGTGAGATGGTTGAGCGTGATAAGAAGTTGTCCGCTCAGATCGTTGCACTGCAAGCTGCTGTTGCAGAGCTCGCTAAGAAGTGATGCACGCCGCGAGTATCGCGGCTGATACTGGGATAACGGGGGTTTTCCTGCAATTCGGTGTTCTGGGTGCTTTCGCGCTTCTCGCGCTCTGGTTTTTCTTAACAGTTTATAAGCGTGAGGTTTCACGCGCGGACGCTGCTGAAGCAGCGTTAGCTGTTTTGAATGCTGATCTCCGGGACAAGGTAATCCCTGCTCTCCATGACACGATACGTGTCAACCAAGAGCTTAAGGAAATCCTCAGGGAGCAGCGGCGATGACCGAGAAGGAAGTTGAGGCTGTTCGTGTTGACTTGAACAGATTCACTATGGCCATTGAACAGACAGTGGCCGATCTCTATGAGGAGATAAGGCTCTTGCGAGAGAAGGCCACTGATGGATCGAATGAGTGAGCTGAAGGCATCCGTTGACCGGTTGTCGAGTGAGGCAAGAGATATCCGCAGAGAGATGAAGCGGAAGACCAATACTATTTGGGTTGCTATGCTCGCTGGGGGTATCGCTTTATTGACGACGATGGCTGCCGCTTACACGGTGACCATAAATAATGCTGAAGCGATCGACACTAATAACCGCAAGTTTTGTCCTGTGATTGAGATTCTCCTACCATTAAAAGGAGACGATGCCCCTACCACTGAGCGTGGTAGAGACATCGTTGCCAGAGCTGAGAAGGTTGCTCGTGAACTCCACTGCTGAAGAGTGCCCATGTGGTTGTACGTCTTACGGTCAGCACCTCCGGAATAAGGGGATCAGCGTTGGGTACGCTAATAGTGTTAAGGGCTGGGATTATTCCAAGCAGCAGAAGTGGGATAGGGAGTTATCCCGTTACCGGGATTTGACGGCGTCGGGGGTTGAACCTGAGGGGACCACGCATCGGGAGATGGATCAGGCTGAGCGTGCCCGAACTAAGGACGCGTATAGCTGACCGGCGGTCAGCTGCCCAGTATTCGGTGTCGAGTGTCCGATGGCATTGCCCTGGATGTACGAAGCATTCAAAGCCGATGTGTCTGAGTTCTGTTGGTGTCCCGCAGATGACACAGGAACGCATCTCTTTGCCTCCCCAAATAAAGGAGCCGAGGGTTTCCCAGTCGCGGTCAGTCATTGGTCGTCCCGGTTTGCATGATGTAGTTGCTGAGATTTGTGATGAACGCTTCAAAGTGTTCAGCGCTCATCCCGTCTGCTACCGCAGCTTCTTTCATCCCTGGTAGGACATCACCAAGGGTTAGCTGGTACTTGTCCCGCCATTGCATGAGGTGCATGATACAAATGCTTTTCACGTTTTCGTTGTTTAACCTGAATTCTTGGGTAGGAACGGAAAACCATGAGCGGCACCCACACTCAGTGGCGTGTTCGAGGGTGCTACCTTTCGCCCGTATGTCTTGGATGAAGTCCCGGTAAGGCCATACCACAATCAGGTTCGGTGGGTTTGCTTTGTTGTTCACAGGTCACCCTTGTAAATGTTAGTGACCCCAATAACGAGTGCGTCAGCCCCTGAGAACGCCACATCCACATCACAGTCTAGACCGGTTGGTTTTCCGAGCATGAGCCCGTGGGGTCGGCAGAGAAGAATGGTCTGGTTCAGGCACGCAACCGCGACGACGGTTGCGACCTGCTCACATTCGTTCTCGGGTTCTCCGGGGATGAGCCCTGTTCGGCCCTGCTGACACATCAACTTCTCTTCAATGTAAGCCATGCACAGAGAGTACCAGAGGATCACCGATGGGTTACCCTACCAGCGACACGTTTTCGAGTCTGATAGATGAAGTAATCACAAGTCTGTCCGGGTTCGGGACTGAGAATGACGCTGTGTGCACACTCCTCGAACCGGTCACAGCATCAAGTGTTGTCCTCAGTGTGGATGACACAGACGATGTCAGTCGTGGGCTCCTCGAAATCGAGGAGGAAATCCTTTATGTGAATAGTGCCGAGAACGGCACGGTTACACTCCAGTCGTGGGGTCGTGGGTATAAAGGCACCACTGCTGTAGCCCATGCTGCTGGTACACCGGTGTTCGTGGCTCCGACGTGGCCTCGCGCTGTCGTCGCGAGGGAAGTGAACAACACCATTCGTGCCGTGTACCCGAACTTGTGGGCTATCGGAACGAATGACTTTTCTTCTTCCCCTACCACATGGCAATACGTGATGCCAGCTGCTGTTGAGCGTGTCCTGTCCGTTGAGTGGCGTTGGACCACTGACCTTGACGGGTGGATGCCTATCACCGGATGGGAGTTGATCCAATCTGCGAACGTCACAGACTTCGCAACAGGAAAAGCGTTACTGATTAGTGAACCTTTACCTGCTGGTTGTCGTATCCATGTGACGTACGCGAAAGCCCCCACGTTCCTCTCGTTGCCCACTGATACGTACGCATCAACGGGGCTTCCCTCATCGAGTAGAGACGTGATCGTTTATGGTGCCGCTTCACGGCTCCTCCCATGGCAAGACACTGGTCGTATCCCTGTTACTGCTGTTTCTTCTGATGTTCAGGATTCGTTGAAACCTGTCGGCAACGGGATAGTGTTGTCGAAAGAACTACGTAACTTGTATGTCACTCGTCTCGCTGATGAACGTCGCGCTCTGTTGGAGCGCTACCCCACAAGAACTCATAGGGTCCGCTAATGGCTGCTAGGAATTACTCTTCTGTTGCGCGCCTAGCGTCTCTAACTGCTGGCGTGAACGCCTCAACAACAACATTCGCTGTTGACCAGACAACTGGTTTCCCAACGATCCCTTTCACAGCTGTTGTGGATGCTGGTCGTACTGCTGAAGAAATCGTTACTGTCACTTCTGTGGTCGGACTTATCCTCACAGTAATTAGGGGTGAGGATGGGACCGCTGGGCAACCACATGATGCTGCCGCTGAAGTGCGGCACATGGCCACGGCGAGGGATTACCGTGAACCAGCAGAGCATATCGCTCAAACGTCTGGGGTTCATGGCACTACGGGTCTCCTGGTAGACGCTAACTCTACTCAGTCTCTCGACAATAAAACGTTCACTCCTGCTACTACTGATCATGTTCCGGTGAAACTGCTGGCTGCCTCTGGGCAGACCGCGAATCTCCTTGATGTTCTGTCGGCTGGGTCTGTGGTTCTGGCGTCTGTGTCGGTCACTGGTCGTCTCTCAACCCCTGGTGTTGATGGTACATCGTCGTCTACTTTCACTGCTGGTACAGCTGCTACTGTCGCAGCGATCGTTAAGGGCGCTGCTTCACAGTCAGCGAACCTATTGAGTGTTAGGAATGATGCGAACACTGAGGTGGCGTCTATCGGTCCCTCGGGGACCGTGACTGCACCCATTGTGAGCGGTGGAACAATCAATGGTTCCGCATCGGTGAATACCCCTACAGTGAATGGGACTACTCAGTCAATATTCACTACACCAGTGCTTGGTACTACTCCTCTGATTGTGAAGCAACCGACAGGGCAGACCGTTCCGAGTTTGGTTGTTCGTGATGTTGCTGATGTGAATCGTGCTGGTGTCACTGGTGAGACCGGTGGGTTCCAGTTGTTCCACGGTTCGGCAACGAACCTGGTTCCTTTCCGGATCCATGCTGGATCGGAGCAGGTGACGATGCTCACTGGTGCAAGCTCCCAGGGTGGGAGCATTGATATCACCTCGTATGGTTTTAATACGAGCCCGTTGGTGATGCTAACGGTTCGTCAGGAAAATGAGTCGTCGGTTAAACGACGTGTGTTCGTTAATATTGAGGGTGCCCCAACGACCACGGCTATCCCGTTCCGGGTGGTTCAGTCGGCTGACCAGAACCTCCCGGATGACACCACGTACAGGGTCCATTGGATGGCTATTCAGATGACGCCGACTACGGCGGCTGGGTAATGACTTCTTCTTTCCTTGAACCGGTTCCACCGGATATTACTGAAACTATTCCTACGCACATTAGTGCACGGATCAGTAACCCGGTGTATGTTAACCGGACGACACGCGCTGACGTGTCGATTAATGATCTTGCGTTCCAGTTCGCTATCAGTGACTCGAATGTGTATCAGCGGGAGACCGCTGAGTTCCGTCGTGAACAGATTGATACGTCACGGGAGCCTGGTGAGCAGTCACTGAATCAGTGGTGGGTGCGTGACCAGGACTCGTGGCACAAGGGTGCCGGTATCAACTTTTATGAGCCTGGTAGTGTCGAGACAACACAATATCGTTTTGACTCCAGTATGGGAGTAGATGTATGGACCGAGGGGCAAGTGAGTCTCCTGAAGAGGTGCCCTCTTCTGGAGAGTGCGAGCGTAGGTCAGGCTGCCTTTGCGACATCAGCGGTCGTATCCGGGGTCAATGTTTTTATTGGCGTGGTCGGCGGAACCCTGTTCCGCCACGACGGGACAACGAGGACTAACTACACCGGATACACTGGGTTCTCTTCTGAGCCGGTGATCACCGGCGCTAAGGTCCTCTGTGCTGGCACGAACGGCCTGTGGGTTGGGGACGTCGGTGGGACCACTGTTACTAACCTGTGGACTACAGCCTTGGGCACACAGTGCCGGGCATGGTGGGTCAAATCGAGGATTATCGCTTCTCAGGGTCATAAACTGTGGGACCTCACCCTTGCCGGTGGGTCCTTGGATTCTACAACACCATTGTTCGCTCACCCGTCAGCAACGTGGACATGGACGGGTGTCGCTGAAGCCCCCGGGGCTATCCTCGCTGCCGGGTATGACAACGGTTATGGTTATGTTTATAAGTTTGTCCTTGATGATGCTGGTGCGGGGCTATCGCCCACGCTTGGTTCACCGATTCAGGTCGCGGACTTTCCCCCTGGCGAGGAAGTCCATTCACTGAGGTCTTACCTGAGTACGTATGTTGCGATTGGTACAAGCCGGGGCATTCGTGTTGGGATCATGGATAACACGGGGACCATCCAATATGGTCCTCTTCTCGTTGAAACTACTTTGCCGGTGCGTGCACTGGGTGCACGTGACCGGTTTGTTTATGCAGGCATCGAAGCTGACTTAGATGGTTTCTCCGGGCTTGCCCGGATTGATCTCTCTCAGGCAATCGCTGACCTAAGGTATGCTTGGGCTTATGATGCACAAGCCCACGTCACCGGACGAGTCCAATCAGTCACCTTCCTCGGTGTTAGTGACCGAGTTGTGTTTGGCATTCTTGGAGCAGGCATATTTCAGCAATCCGGCACGCTATATGAGAGCACTGGATATGTTACCTCCGGAAAGATTCGTTACGGCACTAGCGAACCCAAAACGTACAATCTGTTAAAGGTTCGTGCGTCTATCCCTGACCAGTGCACCATTTCGATTAATACGATCAGCCATCAGGGGACGAACACGTTCCTGAATACACTGGGTTCAGCGTGGGACACTGATGAGGATGTGACGTTGCGTACGCTGGCTGATTTCGGTCAGCCGTATGCGTCGATCATGTTGACGTTGGCACCTAATACGGCAACCACTGTGACCCCTGTGTTGCAGTCGTATCAGGTTAAGGCGACTCCTCAGCCGAAGATCCAACGCAACATTAAGATGCCGTTGCGGCTTGTTGATGTGGAGCAGGACAGGAATGGGATTAAGCAGGGCCGTACTGGTTCTGCTGCGTCACGGTTGGCTCTGCTGGAACAGATGGAACAAGAGCATACGGTGGTGTTGGTGCAGGACTACACGGCAAGGGATATTGATGGGAACCCTGAGGCGTATACAGCTCAGATCCGACAGGTCCAGTTTATCCGGGATACCCCGACGTCCCGTAATCGCCGTAATTTCGGTGGTATTGTTAACGTCTCATTGCTGAAACTCTAACCCGGTTAGAGTGCTAGTATTCATACCATGGACTCTCCCATCGAGGTCACAACTGACCCTGTGTTGTTGCGTGCGTGGAAGCTCCCCGCATCCCGGTACCGCGTCCCGCTCCCTCCTGGGGTGTGGGATAACGAACCTGACAAAATCCAATGGGTGGACGACAAGACAGACTTGGACTGTCTGATGCTCCGTTCCCGTTTCGGTAACTGGTGTGGGTATGTTGGCGTGGCACGCCGACACCCGTTCCACGGCATCGATTACCAGATGATCAACGTGGATGTCCACGGTGGCTTGACCTTCGCTGGCCTGTGCACGCCTGGTGAACCGATCGACGGTATCTGCCATATCGCCGAACCCGGTCGTGAGACCGAGCCCTGGTGGCTGGGATTCGACTGTGGCCATTACATGGATTACCAGCCGGGGATGGCTGCGACCATGGCTGAGGTTCTCAAGGAACCCACGTACCGCGACCTGTACGAGACAGGTCATTACCGCACTGTTGAATACGTGCGGAACGAAGTGACCGAGTTAGCCCGTCAACTTTGGGAATGCCGATGACCCCACTGTGGTTTAAACGAACCATCATCCTGGGTATGACTGGCCCGGACGTTGACATTGTGCGGAACAAGTTCGGCCTGGAACCAGGCCCTTACGATCGAACAACGATGGAATTGGTGAGAGGCTTGGCTAGGAAACGGCACATCGAAACTGATGGTGAAATCGATCAGGTTGTAGCTGTGGCTCTCGGCCCTGCTGCCGACGAGGACATTGCACCAACCTGGTTTGAACGTGAACTGTCCCTCTGGTGCGAGGGCGAAGACGTCAGGTTGTTCCGTTGGGCTATCGGGTTCAAGGACAACGACAATAGGTTCCATCCTGAGGAAGAAGCAGCCGTCAGACGGCTGCAATCTCAACGTGACCTGGTCGTGACCGGTCGAGTCGATGAAGCTCTTGCAAAATATATTGGTGAAGCACCACGAGAACGAAGATAAACAAAGGAAACCCTCGCTCAACCTCCCCAGGTTGAGCGAGGGTCCTTTTTTCGTTTAGGTCAACGACCCCGTTCCGCAGACGGAGGTGACTTAAACGAAAACTGCAACCGGGTCAGGAGGCTCGGTGGTCTCCCCTGACCCGGTTTGATCGTGTGCCGACAATAGCATGTCCACCGTTCCCGGAGGAAGAGGATGAGTCATTTGCTTGATTGTGGGGGGAAGACGGAAGCCCGCTGAGTAAACCTGCCCGGCTGCAAGAGCACGGTAGTTGTCGCACGCCGGGGAGCATTCCGCATAAGCCATATCGTCAGGAAGAGGCACACCATCAGCTTTGTAGCAGTAGGCAGACACATGTGGGATAACCTCCATCAGTCGTTGTCGGGTAACGAGCTCGATATGAGTGAGGAGATCAGGGTCGGAATTCATGGGGCCTCAATTTCTGGTGGTAGGAATGGTCGCAGGTGGGACGGGCGATCATCGGGAGGTTTAATGGGCCACATCGTGGGCACGATTTGAGGGGCGGCTCCGGTATATCGTTCTTTGTATCCGTTGGATTTGATTCGGTGGGTGAGGATTCGTGCTGCATTGGCTCTGCCCATCATGTCTAGTGTGCCAGATGATCTAACACCGTTGTCAAACCAGGGGAACCCTAGGCATTCGTTGCCTCCTAGGTCAGCCATTAACTGGTTACGGCGGGGCCCTGCCGCTGGGCAGAAACCGTTATTCACTTGTTTATGAGTACAGTTTTTGTCGCATTCCCGTGCCCAGTCAGCTGGGTACGGTTCGCATGTGCCTCCCTGTTCTACCCAGAATTTGGCTGCGAAGTAGTCGAATCCGGCGATGATCCCGCCGTCACGGTTCCGCCTTGGTGGGCAGGCACCGTGTACCAGGATGTATTGGTCACTGTTGTTCTTGTTGACGTCTTTGAGGTAAGGCGAGAGGACTGCGTGAATTGTCGTTGCTCTGATTGCCGGGTATTCCCGGCTGCCTGCGACGATAAGCCGAATACCCATGGTCAACAACCTATACACAGGGAGTGAAGGGCTACAAGCCCTTCTAAGCCATCAGTTTGGGGGAGGTGACTCTCACCCCTATGGGTGTGGTGTTAGGCGCTTAGAACGTGACTCAGCCCCTCCCAGGACGGTTGCTGTGTGAGAGCCAACCGCGTCAGATGCCCTGGGAGGGGCTGAGTACTGTATGTCCAAGCGGTGACCTCCACGCGCTAATTTCAAGCGCGCGTATTCACCGACGCTGGACGAGTGGCGTCCCCACCTAGCACCCCGGGTGCTCGGATGGATCGAACCAGGAAGCAAACTACCACAGCCCCCGATGGGACGGGGGCTGTGGTGGAGGAACCACGACCGGCAGGGTCGCTATCAACTCTGGCCCGGACCTGTAAGGAGCAAGCAGCGGGCGTGGGCACAAACTACCACAGCCCACGGGGCAATCCGTGGGCTGTGTCCTCCGTTGCTCGCTGCTAAGAAGGTGCCTGCAAACTACCACAGCCCCCAGCAGGGGTACCGGGGGCTGTGTACTCGCTCCAGTGGGGGTAGGTCACCACTAGGACCAACCGGAGCGAGGTAGAGGCAACGTTACACGACGTGCAGTCTCCGGACCTTCCTGGGGGCACCTGTGGCCGCTGGCGCGGTCATGTGCTCGGGCTTGCGCCTGAGCTCGATCATCCGTCTCCCTTCAGTGACCGTATTGAGGGCGACCCTGCTGACTTCGATACCAATGTAATCTTCTGTGACGTCTTGAGATTTATGACCTAGAAGGGCCATCGTCAATCGGATCGGACTGTCCGGGAGAACCTCGAACCCTCCTGCGGGTCCTGCCCGCATCACCAGTTCATCGTGGAAAGCGCGTGCCGCGCTGCGGCGTAGGCAGTGCATGGCGTTCTTAAAGGTGGGGAAACCCAGTTTATGAAGGGCAGTCTGGACGAATACCCCACAATGCCCGATGGGTTTCGCGTAGTTCAGAGTCCGAACCATCACGAACTTCCCGTCCGGGCCTTGCACGACCCGCCCGTTGCCCTGACGGTAGGCGGGCATAAGCGGCCAGTCCATATCAATATGGAACACACCCTGACTCGCCAGGTTCTGCCGGTAGAATTTTGTCCACCGTTCGAGTTCCTCCTGGAACTCGATGACCTGGTTGATGTGATGCCGGATCATCGGCGCATTCCTTTGGGTGCTCTTCTCCCGGTTGATCCACAGACCGGGGATCCGCTTCCCGGTCTGGTTAACGGTCTCGTCCAAGTCAGACCATTTAGACAACCGGATCTCTCCGGTACGTTGTGCTGTGTACAGGCCGACAGCGATCAACCACCGGTGCAGCGGATCAGTCGCCGAGTCCAGTAGGTCAGGCCATTCCTCGGATGGAACCCGGAGAAGCCCGGAGCTTCCGGAGTTCACACGCTTGACCTTTAGCTCTGCGGCGGGGCTGACCTTGGTCAGCTTGAATTTCTTCCCCGTTTCAGGGTCTTCGACCCCGAACGTCCTGGTCCATGCGAAAAAAGATTTAATAACTCGAACGTCAGCGTTCAACGTGGATGGTGACAATGGCACCATTTTCCCGTTCCGCATGATCCTGGCCTGGGATCGGTGGGTACGCCACGCGGTGACGTGGTGCAGGTCAACCGTGTTGATGTCGATCTTGCCACCAGGCAAGCCCTTGGTGACGTCGGCACGGAACGAGTTGATCATCGACCGATCCTTGTCGAGTGTCCCGTCCTTCATGTCGTCGAAGTGCTCACGGTGCTCTAGCCACTGGTCGATGGCGTCTGCGAGATCAACGTTCGGTTGCCTGGCCATGATGATCAACTCCCCTGGTGTGGTGGTCTCCAGGTCGATCGTAACGTGACCGTTTAGCAATGACAACCCCACAGGCCAAACTGGCCTCTGACCAGTAACGTTACGACTTTCAGGTAATAAGTAAGTATCCCGTGATACTTATGGGGCCATCCACCTGCGGTTTTGCACGGGTCGTACGTACCAGAAGTGTTCTTGGGTGAGGGTCTAGTCTCATCGTGCACACTGAGGTAACGTGGACTCATGCCAAGTCCACGAAAGTCACCGGGCCGAGTGCGGGCCGAAGAGCTGCTGCTGATCAACCCTCGACCGCTTGCGGCGTTCGAGGTGCTGAAGGAGGAGGGTTTCACGACGACGTTGGGTCATGTGAGGCAGATCAAGCAGAAGATGGGGAACATTCCCACTGTCAACGGGAACCATCATGAGACCCTGCCCTGGGTCCTTGCCAGGCAGCATCAGAACCACTACCCGGCGTTGATGTTGAGGGCGCTGTCGCGCCGTCAGCAGGGTCTGCCGTTGGCGTCGGACCCGAGTAAGGCGGTGGTCATCGGTGGGAAACTGGATCGTTGGCTGGCGACCTTGGCCCGCCAGGACAAGGTCATTCACTACACCAAGGAAGATGGGTTCGTGCTTGTCCCTCGTCGGTACGCTCTGAATAAGTGGGATGAGAGGGAACCGGTTGATCCGCCTTGGATAAGATTGCCTCAACTGCCTGGTTTGGAGGAGGATTTTATCCTTTGTAAGTGATCAAGAGAGCCCCCGGTCCGAAGACCGGGGGCTCTTCTTTGCACCGGATGATGAGTAGTAGTTATTATATATAATAGTATAGACCGGCCGAAGCCGGTCTATTTATAGTACATATCTATCAAATCAAGTGATTAAGAATTCAGTATACACAGTTCATCTTCCGGTGTCAACCTATTAAAGGTCATCCGAAGGGATGACCTTGTTTTCTGCACTACCCGTAGATAGCCCGGCGATGCCGGGCATATTATGTTCATGTAAGCACAACCGAAGGGTTGGAATGAAACTTAATAACTACATTAGACCAGCAAATGGGGCAGTTAGTATTATATATCCCCCATCAGGCATATGCCTGATGGTTGACACTCGCCTTGAATTAGATCCATTAGATTGGGATGAGTGCGTAACGCTTTGTTACGCACAGGGGTACGAGCTTCTCTCCGATGAACCCACCACGGTCAGTGGACCGTGGGAGTTCTGGGATATGCATCCCCTGCCTGAGGCAGCATGACAGGTCCAAGTCACCTGAGCTATTCAGGACTCAGTACGTACAAGGAATGCGGCGAAAAGTTTCGGCTGACCCGCCTCGTCAAGGTCCCGGAAGTGCCCGGTTGGGCACTCATCGGCGGTAGTGCAGTGCACACCGCCACGGAAAACCTCGACAGAGTACTCATGGGTGTTGAGGCCACAGGGCCAACAACATTCATGGAAGCATTCGAGGAAGAGATCCGTAAAAGGATCGATTCCACTGGTACACCTGAGTCAGAGTTCAGGATCAGCGGTAAAAAGTCGGTCGCTTGGCCGAACAAGGAAGACAGAATGTGGTGGCAATACCACGGGCAGTCTTTCGTAGAAAACTATGTGCAATGGCAGCAACGGTACACCGGCACCATTTGGATCACCCCTGAGGGTGTTCCAGCTATCGAGATTTCTGTGGATGCAAACTACGGCGGTGCCGTAGTCCCTGGATACATAGACAGGATCTTTGAAGAGGTAAATCCACGGACCAGACGTAAAACTCTGCGCGTGATAGACCTCAAAGCAGGACGTACGACACCCACCGATCCCCTTCAGCTCGCGGTTTATGCGTGGGGCCTACCAAACCTCTGGCCACGTCCAGTAATAGGTTCCTACTTTATGGCCCGGGACGGGATGCTCGTTGGGAACTATGACCTGACTGATAGCTTGGGAATGCTTCAGTACGAATTCGGTGGCGCTTGGAAAGCTATCCAGGCAGGGTATTTCCCTGCAAGGCAGTCATTCATGTGTAACTATTGTTCGGTCCGGGACTTCTGTTGGGCTAAAGAAGGTGACCTCTCGGAACAGGTGAAACCCTTTTGAATGAAAAAGAATTCGATCTAGAAGCTACATGGGTTACCGCGCTTCTCGACGTGGGTGTCCTCAGAGTTGAACTGGAACGTTCAGCTGTAGCTGAGGGTTACCGTTGGTATGGTGACGGAAAAGTAGACGACCTTCAGGACAGTACAAAATATGCGACTGCTTTGCAGTCGGTGTACGCACAGTACTGTCGGCAACCTACCTCGTGGACTCGGTTGCTGTCGTACCTCGCTAACTCCACCATGTTCTCGGAGAACGAGGAAGCATTGAGAGAGAACCTGATCAAGATCGCAGCAATGACTGTGGCCTGGGTTGAAGATATTGACCGCCGTTCACGTAACGGCGCTAAGGATGGTAAATAAATGGCTGAAGACTGGTCGTTGCAAGTGAACTTCAAGATTGGGCAGGACCTGATTAACGTCCGTGCAGCGGACGGACCAGAGTTGCAGGGTCTGCTTGATGAGTTGGGTGATGCTGCACCGAAGATCACCGATACAGCGAAGCTGTTGGGTGCCGTACAGGTCACCAGTACCGTTCTCGGGGGGCAGCAACCCACCTATGGCACACCAGGGCCTGCACCTGGTCCTAGCCCTGTGCAGGATGGTCCTCCGCCTGCTGGGGCGGAGTTCTGCCAGCACGGTCAGATGGTGTTCAAGTCTGGGATCAGTACGAAGGGCAACGCGTTCGCGTTGCATGAGTGCCCGGTCAAGGACCCGAACTGTCAAACCAAGTGGGCTAAGCGCCGGTAATGGAATACGGAGAGCTCAGGGCGGACCCTAAAGGCCCATCGGTATACGCTCTTGGTCCTGGTCAATCTCTCACGATCATTTCCACGGTGAAGTACGAGGAAGCATACGTGGCAGTGATTGAAGGGCTGGAGAGCAGGATAAGTGGCTTACAGGCCACATGCACGAGGCGGCTGGCAGAGGTCACATACAAGGACGGCCTCATTGAAGAACTAAGAGGGCAGTTGAATGCTGACGGCATCAAGAGCCTTACATAAGGCTAAGGATGCTACCCCACTCCCGGTGGTGGCAGAACTTCAGGCATTGCATGAGCTTGGAGTTCTGCCCCGTCTGGGGCAGATGCTGATGATCGTTGGTCAACCAGGTGCTGGTAAATCAACGTTCGCATTGTGGTACGCATTCAAGTTGGGTTTACCTACCTTGTATTTCTCCGCTGACATGGCAGCACATACCGCTATCACTAGGCTCGGTGCGTTGAGCACCGGGTTGACAGTGAGCGCAGTGTCTGATGCTATTGAATACGGTGGGTTGGAATACATTCAGGAAGAATTGGATGGGTCACCCATCCAATGGTGTTTCGATTCCAGTCCGTCATTGCAGGACATCGCGGATGAACTCGACTCCTATGTAGAATTGTGGGACGCGTACCCGAAGATAATTATTGTTGATAACGCAATGAATGTGGAGGGGGCATCCGGTGAAGACGTTGGCGGGATTCGATTTGTTTTACAGGAACTTCACCGCCTGGCAAGGGAAACCGGTTGTGCTGTGCTCGTTCTTCATCATGCACGAGAAGAGGGTAATCCATTGGAGCCTTCAGCGCGTGAAAAGATTCAAGGTAAAGTTGCGCAACTGCCAGAGCTAATTCTGACTGTTGCTCTCGACGGAGAGCAATTTAAGATAGCACCGGTGAAGAACAGGAATGGGTATCAGGATCCGTCTGGGAAAAACTGCCGACGTTTGTTGGCGGACCCGGAAAGGGCAACGTTCGGGCATTACGTTCCCAAGATTTATGGAGGTTACTAATGGTTAGCCCCATTCTCAAGTACTTTGAATACGGACACCTGCCAGAGAAGCTACGTGTTGTGTCGGCTCACGTTGGCACTGTTGCCATGATCATGGAAGATGCTCTCCCGGATGGTCCGGAGAAATCGGCCGGTCTTCGGAAGCTACTCGAGGCTAAGGATGCGTTCGTTAGGGCGGCACTCGATGACTGATGAACCTAAGATCAAGTTCCGGGTTCACATCCCAGCACAGAATCAGTACTTCGAGTACACCAGGTTCGATTGGGAACTCGCGGTAGACACGGACGAAATTGATTTCCTCATCGATACGGACGTGTCGGATATGGAAATTGACATGCAGTATTTCGTGGGCGATGAGGAGGTTTACCCTTATGGTGGTGCCCCGAAGATCACGGATCAACCGGGGCCGTGAAACAGAATTCATCCTGGCCGAGTACTTGCAAGCGTACTGGCCTGAAGCTCACGCGACAGGTAAGAGCGCACCTGGTGATGACATTGTGGGTACTGGAGTGTTGGCTATCGAAGCGAAAGCTACAGCTCACAATCCTATTCTTCCTGCTTTACGTCAAGCTCATGGGCGTGCTCGTGATGGTCAAATTCCGGTGGTGATCTGGCGACCTAATGGGTTCGGTCCAGCGAACGTCGCTGACTGGGTTGTTGCAACAAGAGTAAG